GGGTGGGAACCCGTTCGAGCTGCTGCGTAACCAGTCTATCACAGCCCGGACTCGTCCACGCGTTCGCGTACCGACGGAAGCTGCCGAGAGAACCGGTACCCGCGCTCCCCGACACCGACCACGAGACCGATGGCCGCCGCTCCCGCAAGTAGGACCTCGATCGTCTCGGCCGTGGTCAGGCCACCTGGGATCACGACGTACAGCACCGACAGTCCGGCGGTCAAGAAACTCACGACGCCCTTGGCGTACTCGGCAATCCCGGAACTCATGTTCCCGACCACGTAGACCCCGAACGCACCAACCCCGATCCCGGCCACCACGACCCACTCCTGAGTGTCGATGCCCCCGTCGGTGAGCTGGGCGTACACGGCGCTGAGAATAGCGACCAGTAGCTGTAGCCACGCCTTGATGTTTGGCATTGGTTCTCCTCGTTTCTGTTACTGGGGCGGTACCACCGGGTCGGCCGTCGGGTTGAGGTCCGGGCCGAACCAGTCGATGTTGTTGTTGACCTCGACGATGGCGGTCCCGGCCGCGTCGCGTGGCAGGCCCCATTTGAACGCGTAATTGTTCGCGTCCGTCATGGTGTTGAACTTGAAGTACCCGACCGGCGTGACCGCGTACACGGCCGGGTGATCGTTCTTCTTGCAGATCTTCGGAAGCCACATGGGTATCTCCTCCAGTCCAGCGAGTTGCCTCGCTCGTTTGATGATCTCTGGCACCTGCGAGATGCGTTTGTCTCCCGGACACGACTTCCCCGTCTTGGTAGACCATTTCTCGCCGCCGGGTAGCCGGCCCCCGTACGTGTAGCCGGACGCGTAATACGCACCATCGATCCCCTGGCGGTGATAAGCGATCCCGCGACTCCCCGGGCGGCTGTCCGGACACTGCTCCAGAGGTATCCCGTGCGTCCAGTAGGCCCACGCACAGATACTGGCAATTGCCTCGATCTGCGCGGCGGTGAACGCGGGAACCCTCTTGGGGTCCATTCCCCAATCCTCGAACGCAGGACCCACGTCCTCGTTCTCGATCGCGATCACCCGGTAATTGCCGTCGAAGTTCGCCGCCGATTTGAACCAGGTGTCCCGCGACTGATAGATGTGACCGTCCGCCCGAACGGAATAGTGAGCCGCGTGTGCGGGTGCCTTACCCGCGATGGTGTGGAGACACACGATGTCGTACACCGACATCTGTGAGCTGCCGTGTTCGCCTTGCCAGTCAACTCCGGGCATTCTTGCCATAGTCCTAGTGTACCTTACTGACAAACGTCCCGAGGCGGGTCCGGGTACGGGTTCTGTTGTCTAGCCCTGTTGGCCTTCTCTCGGGCCTCGATGTAGTTCTCCGTGGCTGTCTGGATCTTGGTTCGGGAGTCCGGCTGGGGGTTCCGGAACGCCTCAGCCACGGCCCCCATGAACAAGTCCAAGTACTCGGTCGCCTCCCGCTGTGGAGCCGAGCGCGCGTCCAGTGCGTCCGACAACTGGTTGACCACTTTAGTCACGCACTTCTGGAACTCTTCGTGCTTCTCGCGTAGGCCGGCTTGGTCGGACGAGACGAGGAACCCGTTCAGGGCGGTAACCGCAGCGATCCCGACCACAACCCAGGCCAGTGTCGCTTGGAAAGGACGCATGAGCCGGCTGTCTCTGTCAGACTCCCCGGACTCTTCCTCTTCTACCGCAGCTGCGACCACCGCCGCGTTGCGTCCGGTTCTACCGAGTAGCCAGCCGATCAACACCGAGGCGGCATTCGAGGCGATAAACAGGGCGATCATCGTCATGGGGCTTCACTCCCCGAGTCGTCTTTCTTTGTTGGCTCTTCTTCTGTTGAGTTTTTCCTAAGCAGATTCCCACCTACTCCAAATGCTGCACCCAGCACCATAGCCATTAGGCTGGACACCGCGAGTAGCGCGCCGGATTGCTCCGGATTAAAGAACAGTACCGCAATAGCCGTGATGGTCCACACCGTCGCCACCACGATTGCGATCCCTACCACTACTGCTCTTGGCAACAGCGGGTCCCGGTCCCGTCCGCTCACTCGTCACCTCGATTTAGACGTCAGTCATCAACGCGTTGTCGCCGGACCGGTAGATCGACATCCAGGACGTGGTTTCACAGAAATGGGTACCGGGGGTGCCGAGTCCGGCAATCGACCGAACCCCCAGCGTGTACGGGCGGACCACCCCCGAGGTGATCTTGACATTCACACTGAAATACGCCTGGTAGCCGATGTTGTTGTACGAAATGTTCGGCGTCCCAAACGACTGGATCACCGCTCCACCTAGCCCGGCACCTTCGTGGATACGCAGTTCCAGCACGTAGTTCGTGCCTGAACTGGAGTTGTACTTGTACGCTCCCTCGATCTTGTACAGGTACCCGGCCTCGAAAGTGACATTCGGAGTCTGCATCACCGCGATCTCGGACGAGGTAATACCCGTAACGGTAGTAGTCCGGCGAATACCGCCCATGAACACCGACGCGTACCGAACGAAGTTCAAGTTCTCTACGATCGGATCGAGATCCGCCTCGTCTACGGTTTGGCCGTCCGTGAATCCGGACGGCATCGTGGTGTTCCACCCCATCGACCTCTCCTTACAGCTTTGTGGTTTGACCCAGAGTACCCCAAACCGGGTGCCCTAGAATCCACTTACCAGGGGCGGCGAAGGGCCGGACGCTTAACGAGTCAATCAGCTTGGCCGATCCGGTTGACGGGTCAGCGGTGAACTGTCGACTAATCCCTGTTACCGTGGTGTACATCGGCCCGCCCAAGACCCCGTTGTCCTCGATCTCGGTCGTGTCCTGCAACTGCAACCGGCAGTCTCCCACCGCAGTCAGTCGCTGAACCGTGGGAACGGGGGTGCGTAGGTCCTTGAGAACCGAACGAGCCACCGCCCCGACCGACCACTCTTGTTGCCTCCACTCGTTGTCCGGCAACTCCAGAGTTCGAGGGCCATAGCGGGCGATCGAGGAGGCTCGCTGTACCGAAAAGTTGGTCTCGGTGCCAGGTCCGTATTTGCGTCCGACGATCCACAACGCGGGGTCCCCGTCGGTGTTCGCGAAGATGATCGGGTAAACCCCCGGATTGAACACCTGCAACGAAAGCCGATCGTACCCGTAGTTTTCCGGCAAGGTCACGATCGACAGAATGATCCCCGTCTGCTCAACAAAATCGTGTTGACGAACCGCCGCAAATCGGGGGGTGCTGTCCGGTACCACCCCCGCAGCAGGAGGCCAGCTACTCGCGGACACCTGGACACTGTCAACAGTCCGGAACTCTCGACAAACCGCAGGAAAGTCCAGCTGAATCACGTGGCCGCTGGCACCCGGACCGCACACGATGCCGTTCGCGTCCACCAGCTTGAAAATGAAGTCCCACACACCGTTGTCCCCGGCCGCGTTGACCCAAGGGGTCACCAACCTAGGCACAATCTTGGCTGTTACCACGTTCCGGACCGAGCCCGTGCGCTCGCTTAACGTGATGTCGCTAAGCTGCTTGTCTTGAGTCAACGTCTTTTCGACCACCAGATTCTGTCGACGAACCGTATCCCGGTTTTTGAAGAAGAACCGCCCGGATTCGTCAAACCCGACCACTCCAAACTCGGCCCCCGACACTTCCTTGAGCAGCTCCCAGCTATCCACCCCTCGACGGATCGGGAGCCCCGAGATTTCGTTCAGTCCGGGGTCCAGGTCCACCTGGGGAACCCAAGTAGTGGGGTCGTACAGCGTCGACCCCGGGGCAAGTCCGGTCGAGTTGCAGATCTGCAGGTCGTGCATCGGGAAGGGGGCAAGGACCATGATTGAGGGAAACGCCCAAATCTCGCTGGCCGGGTACGAACCGGACACGTCCAGGGCGGACAGGTCAATCGTGGCAGTGAGGCCCGGGTATCGAATAGTCGAGTTGGACAGAGGAGTACCGAACGTAATCTCGGTCCAAACGTTTTGCCACCCCGACCCTGGAGCGATGATCGGCCCCAAGATGGTAGTGAACCCAGACCCGCCGTTTCGGAATTCGGTAGTAAGCTGCCCTGTCGACAAAACCCGGTTGATGATGCAGTTGCCGGTCCCGGCCGTGGACTGGTGTCCGGACGCGTAGAACGCCCAGATTCCGCTAGCCCCCGACGGCGGAACCAGCTGGTCGAAGTTGATCTGGGCCTGAAACGAGATCTGGCTGCCCGACCGAGGAGAAAACCCACCTTGCCCCCGCGCGTACGAGGCCACGAATGCCTGTCCGCTGTTTGGTCCGTAACCCAACCCCCATCCGGGCCTGCCCGGTTGATACACCGGGGTCTCGGAGGTGATGACACCTCGTCCCGACACGTAGGTCGTGCTGGTGTCGATGAACGACATGTGCCCAACCTCGGGGATCAGCGACCCGTGCATCGTAGCTGAGTAGATCGCCTTAGCGTGGGTGGGCGGTGACATGTACAAACCGTTTTTGCGGAGAACGTGGTCAATCACCCACTGCGAATTGACCCGCCAGTTGGACCGGGTGTCCCCTGCCTCGCCCTGCTCCAGCGACCACAAGGGCAAACTGATGGACGCTCGAAGCGTGTCAGATCGATCCAGACACTTGAGATCGACCTGTCCAGTTCGGGAGTCGACTGAAAAATCCGAGAGGACCCCGGTGAACTGTGTGATCAGCGTTTCAGCGCCGGACGCTACTCGATGACCAATCGAGGCCCGGATGGGAGTAACCAATCGCCCATCCCCGAACAACGGTGCTGCCGTGTTCCATGGCGAAAGCCGCCGCGCGATCGACTCAGTGTCTCCCGGTCGAGTCCCCCCAAGCGTTACGCTCATCTGCGACGCCATGTAGCCCTCGACGATGGTGGTTTCAGCCGGCAGACTGCTATTGATATCCCGGTCGATCTGCATCGACTTCACGACAGAGGTTAGGTCCGACAGGGCGTGGTTGTACAACCCGTTGCGGTTCCAGTCGACTTCCAGCTTGTGAACCAGGTAGCGCTCGTTGGCGTCTACCGCCGCAGCCAACGCCGCGTCACCCGAGTTTTGCATTCACAGCTCCCTGATGATCAAACCAACCTTGTGGTACTTAGTCTTCCAGTACCCGCCCGACGCGTCCAGCTGTGTGGTCACTTCCGGACAACCGTACCCGAAGGTCCACTTGAGCAACGGTTCGTCGGTTTGCACGGTCCACCCCGTGGTTTGAATGTTCCCCGATCCAGTCGCGTTCAACCCAAAGTACGCGGACGCAATCCCGGCCGCTGGTGTGTACACCCAAGAAAACCTCTGCCAAACCCCAGTCGCAGTACTGGTGGCTGCGTCCAGCACGTTGGCCTGTTCTACCCCCGCCAAGTTGAATGGGCGTACTCCCAGCTTGAACGTGGTCGATCCTTTGGCGTACACCGAGAACCGGTAGGTCGAAGTAGTGAAAATCGGGTGTCGTTCGAACGTTCCCCACAATTGTTGAGTGTTGGTGACCATCGGCCAGTTGATGCCCCCCGCCAAAATCCCCGAAAAATCAGTCGGTACGTCCGCCGCCAAGAACACGGGTGTGGCTGCCCCGACATCAGTAAACGCGGTTACGCCTCGGGTAGTCGACCCTCCGGTAGACACGTCCTCCGGAAGAGAGTTGCGTTTGCGGGGGTCGTAAAACCGGAGAGTAGCGTTCGCAGACCCGCGCAACGCGGCCTGGATGGCCAGCTCTTGGTCCTCCGTCAACCAGTCGAAGCCTAGCCCCCAGCTGCGGCGCAACCTCCCGTTACGGTCCACAGTGCCCCGTCCGGACAACGAACGGTGCTCCACGCCAGGGATGGACAAAGCGAACTGAGGAGGCGTCTCGGTGGGTAGCCCGGGGAGTTCGTGCAGCGTGCCCAGCGGCCCCAAGTAAAACCGGAAGCGGTTCACTACCATGACTACCTCGCCGCGTTTCGTAGGTTGGTTTGGTTCACGATTCGGGCGATACCGTCCCCGTCCACCACGAGTTTAGCGCCATCCAACACCGAGGCCAGCGCCTGGGCGGTGGCTTGGCCGAGTGCCTCGTAGTCCATTTCCGAGTCTCCCCCGCCTACCGAGAACCCTGCGGGAGCTGGGGACACCGCTCCGGACCGCGCCGAGTCGGCCAGTTTCATCGAGTCTTTGCCGTTGAGCACGAACCCGTCTACGTTCGGGAAGAAAAGCTCGGGGAGTCCGGCGTCTCCAACCCAATAAGGACGGTTGGCCATGACCGGACCACCCTTGGCTTTGAAGGGAATGGTCCCTTGGTTACTCGGATCGGACGGAGTGGCCCCCTTGGGTGGCGTCGCCCCAGTAGTAACGTAATTCAGATAGAACGTGATCCACTTGGAGGGCTTGATGTTGTCGATAGCTCGTCCCAGGCTGTTCACCTGGTCGGTAGCGACCGGCGCGTTCGAAGGGAAAGTCAACTCCTTGCCTGGCGGCAACCGGTAGATGGCTTGCCCCGTACCATCGACTTCCTTCGTGACACCCATGGCTCGCAATTCGGCCTCGGACAATCCCGCCGCCATCTCAGCCAGCGCGGGGGGCAGATTCTCTCCCGCCGCTACCGCCAACCGAGCGATCTCCATGTGCATCGCGAGGGTGGACAACCGAGTTGCCTCTTGTTCTCCCCGGGCCGCGTTCTCAGCCATCACCCTGGCACCTAGCGCGTTAATCACCGACAAAATCGACTGCTGATACTGCATGTCAGCTTGTCGCGCTTCGAGGCTACCCGCCCCGTGTTCCTCCACCGCCTTGGTCAGGTCCCTCTGAGACTGTTCCATGGACAGTAGAGCTTGCTGGTAGCTGAGCCGTGACCCGACCGCCGCGAGCAGCTGGTTGGTTTGTCGAATGATCGCATCGGTGTGGGTCTCGGTAGCCCGGGCGGCTTTGTCTTGTTCCCGAGCCAAGTCATCGGTAGCCCCAGCGAGGTTGATTTGGGCGTCGGTAGCCTCTTTGCTGGTCGGCCCAAACTGGTCTACCGCGTAGTCGTAGTCCCGCTGAGCTTTCGCCGCGTCGGCCTGTGCGCGCTCAATCGCGGTCATGCCCTCGCGTTGCTTATCGATCGCGGCCCGGACTTCCTCCGATGTAGCCGCAAACGTTTGAGCTGTCAGACTACCTCGGTTGTATCCGTCCGCGATCGAGTACATCTGTCCTCGGGCTTCAGCCGCAGCCGCCCCACCCTGCGAGATCTTGTTGGCCAGCTCGTCCGCACTGGGCCAAAAATGATCGATCGCGGCGGCTGCCACCCCGATGGCCGTCCCGAGCAGTGGAATGTAAGCCGTGGTTTTGACTACCGCGTTACCCATCTTCTGAGTTACTGAGGTAAACCGATCACCGGCTTTTTCGGACCCGGACACCCGCGTCACGAACCCGCCCATGCTGGCAGCCGCATTCGAGATTGAAGTAGAGAACCCAGCCAACCGCTGAATGGTTCCCGCCGGACTGATCAGCCCCCACAGCTTGCCGACTACGCCAAGAGCGCCGCCCAGTAGCTTCAAAGACCCGACGACTGCAAGCGCCTGACCCCCCACCTGACCAAAGATCTCGGCGAACGGACCAAGGACGTTCAGGAACCCCTCGACGATTCCTAGGGTGACCGTCAGGCCCTGGCCCAGCCCCTGCAAACCCCCCTCGGTAAACCCAGTAACGGTCGACAGCAGCTTGTCAAACACGCGCGCGAACTGAGGACCGATATCCGAAAAGAATGAACCAAACTGCGAAATCAGCGTGCCGACCGTGCCAAGCAGAGACTCCAGCATGTTGCCGACGATCTCGATGGCGTTGCCCATGTCCATCGAGTTGGTCGACATGTTAACCGTGAGATCCCCGAACCCAGAACCCAAACTCTTCAGCATCGACTCAACACCGCGCACCGTGGGGCCGGACAACGCCAACGCCTGCCGCATCTTAGGAAGTGCTTCTTCGGCAAACCCCAAAACTCCGTCAGTCAAGTCCTTGATCAACGGGTCGATGTCGAGAAACAGCTGTGCCAGCTCGGGTTTCATTTCGCGCCAGGACGAAGTAACCCGTTGGGCGACGTCCTGGAACGTGGTTATCAGAGGCTGGGCGATCTCCTCCGCGCCGGTCTTGATCTCTTGCCACAGGTCCGAGTAGGTTTCTTTGAGTTCCTCGTTGTTCTTGAGGGCCGCTACCCCAACGGCCGCGAAGACGGCGGGCAAGGCCATGAAAGACAGTCCCGCAGCCGCCGCGCTGGCCGCTGCGATGCCCGGGAGTAACCCCAGCTGTATGACTAGGGGGTTGAGTAGGGCGCGGGCCATCCGATTACCGGAGCGCCGCGCGGTGGTCTCGGTGTTATCCGCGATCTCGTCGATCTTGTTCTTGACGTCGTTGACGGTCCTTTGGTCGACCGTGATGGGAAGCCGGATCCCCTTGCCCGTGCTCTTCTGGGTGTCGTTGATCGCACGTTGGATCTGTCCGGTGAACGACTTGTCGACGTCGACCTTGAGTTTGATGCCGCGCTTCTCGAAACGCTCCGCGTCGGCCCGAGCCTTAGTCAGGCCCTCGTTGAAGGGGGAACGGTCGAGCGTCAGAACCGCCTCGATGTCACCCGCGTTGAACGCCACGCCCGTTCCCTTCCCCTACACGTCTGCGATCACGGTGGTGACTTCCACCCCCGCCGGTAGATTAGACCAATCGTCGCTGTCGTCAGTTTGAATCGACGCGTCCTCGTCATAAAACTCCTCGCGCAACCCCTCCGCGTAAACCATCTGCTGCCACCAAGGCAGGAGTTCCCATTCGTCGATTGAAAACCCGAGATGCCGCCGGACGACGTACCACAAAATCCGCTGGGTGTCGGATCGTGTGATCAGCTCATACCGACGGTCAGCCCTTCCGGGTCACTCACCTGCCCGACGAACCACCCGAGGTAGGCGGACCGCGTACGGCCCGGAAGCGCCATGATCTGGTCGGAGCTGGGGCAGGACCCGGTCAACTCGTCAACCAACGTCGCGAGTCGCGAATGCACCTGTTCGGACATGTCGGTACCCAAGGCTCCTTCCAAGATCCGGGCGGACTCCGCGATCGCCTCGTCCCAGCTCAGTCCGGCCCACTTCTCCGCTTCGGCCCGACGCTCCTCAGCAGTAGAGGTTTCGAACTCCTCAGCGAGAACAGCGGCTCGGGACACTGCGGTTCGGCGGGCCGCCGAAATGACGTTGTTGTAGTTCTGCTGGAACAGCCAAAGCGATTGCCCCGTTGGCTCGGGGGAAACGCCGAACGCATCCACGTACGGACGGAAGTCCCATTCGAGCTTAGACACCGCCTCTGCGGCTTTGAAACCCATCTGATTCTCCTCGGATTCGTTTGTTACGAGGTGGCGGCGGCGGTCTTCTCCTTGAACACCATGTCTTCGGGCTTGACCAGCGACCTGAAGCTGACCTTGTACAGCCGCAGCGAGGCGGCTCGGCGGTTGACCTGCTCCACGTCCGCCACCGACACGATCTCGGGGATCAGGACTCGCCGGAAGAACCCATAGGTGTTCTTCCCCTCCAAACCCAGAGCGAAGTGCTCCAGATCCGAACTGATCACCAGCTCCTTCTTGCCGATCTGGCCGACCCCCGGGGCGGTAGTGGTGATTGCGCCGCCACCGAACGACACTCGCATGGTCTCGAACGTGTCCTGCGCGAGGACTGCCTCGACCATGCATTCCACTTCGGTGGTCTCCACCGCGACCGGGGTCAACTGCTCCTCGATCGTCAGGTTCTGAGTCGACCGACGAAATAGAAGCGAAACGCCTTCCTGGGTGGCCCCGATGGGCGTCCACGGCTGGGGGCTGGCAGGCCACGTGCCGGCCAACTCCACCGTGTCAGCCGGCAAAGCCGCCGGACTCGTCTCGTTATACGGGGCCAGGTACACCTGGACCATGCCGGACATGATCCTCTTGCGTTCGTAAATCGGCGTGAACGCGGGCATCAGGCGTTACCTCCTTCGGTCTTGTTCCCCACCGGGGGCTCGTCCTGCGGGACTTCATACAGGGCCACACCCGCCGCCGCCGCCGCACTCCGGATCTTGTCGACCTCAGTCGTCGGCACCTCGACCCCGCTGGCCGTGATCTCCAGCGCGTCGCCCCGCTCCTGGGGAAACTGAAAGACGTCCCCCGAAAACGCGGTTCGCAGAACGGTGGTCTTCCTCGCGGTCATCGCCTCTCCTTAGATTGCTTCGAGAACATTGTACGTACAGACGTAGGCGATCCGGTCGTACTCATCTTCCAGCAGCTCACTGGGGCCGCCGCCAGACCAGTTCACGGTCACCACTTGGGTGCCCCACAGCTCGGCCGGGTAATCCCCGAATCGAAGAGCCGCGTCGACGGCGTGAGCGGACCGATACAGCGCGTCCTGCTGGTGTTCACGGCCGACGATCCTGAGTTGGAAGCTGGGTCCGGCCCCGATGCCTTCCAGGGACTCCCCGGACCCTTCCAGCATGGTCACCAAACCCAACAGATCCCCGTTCCCGAACTCGGGTTGACGGGGACCGCGTTTGAAGGGGATTTCCAGTTCGAGGGCGACCCCGTTCAACCAAGTCACCAACAAAGCCGGATCGATCATTTAGCGCCTCCGACGACTCCGGCGCTGAGCGCGCAGTTCCTGCTCGGATAGCCGCCGCTGCCACGCAGGACGGTGATACACCTCGGCCCCGTTGTCGAACACTCGGGGACTGCCGGACCTACGCAGATTGTTCGCCTCGATCGGCGCGGCCGACGACATCGCGGTGTTGAGCGATTCCACCACGTCGATCATCGCCTGCGTCAGGTCACCGTCCAACACCTGTTTGGCCAGCCGTCGGTAGTAGTCGGCGTAGTTGGTGTAGAGCGGCCCTTCCAGATACTTGGCGGATCCCCCGCGCGGGTGCGACAGGTCCAGCCGTTCGTGCTGATATTTGGCGTACACCTGGTTGACCACAAGCTTGCCTGTGAGGTGCCCGGACCCTACCTGTGCCCGAACCCTCTTCCACCCGGTCACCGTGAACTTGTCGCCCACCGTCAACCCCCGTAGTAGTAGTACTGCTGTGTCCAGTCAGTGCAGTGGCGACCCTGCCAACTCTGATCGATCGCACACAGGTCGGGGTTGAACACGGCTACGACATCGCCGCCAGGCGGATCGTCAGGGCCAGGGTCAGGATCGGGCGGTTCGTAATCCGGCAGAGTGGCCTTGCCCGCCTGGAGTTGGTCCAGCAAGGCCGACATCTGCTTGTACCGGAGGTAGACCGGGTTCAGTTCAGAGGAATAGTCGCGGATCTCACGGAAGGTCATGTCCGCGTCGAACGCGGCAAACGCGGTAGCGATGTCCTGCACCAGTCGCGGAACTGGATTGAACGGTACGACGTAGAGCGTGCTCAGTTTGGAGTCGATTATCGACCTCGCGGAGTCGATCGCCAACTCGATCGTGGCCGCCTGGACGCTACCCGCCGTACCCGGGTTCGCGTCAGCGTTGCGGGAAACTAACGCGCGAACCCGCGCGGGATCGGTGTACGGCGGAGTAGCGACCACGGCTCAGTCCTCGTCCAGGGAGTTCCACTCGGCGACTCGGGTGTCGCCGATGGCGATCATCTCGTCGCGGGTGGCGTTGTCCGGGATCACCAGATCGTCGTCGAGGTCTTCGCGGGTGACCTCGTTGAGCTGAACCAGGTAGGCCCGCCACTCGACCTTGGTCGCACCGTTGGACGGACGCGGCGGGAGTTCGGTCTCGGTGGCCTCGGCAACCTGAGCCGGCTGGCCGTCCTCGTCCAGACGTTGGAGCACGCCGGACTCGACCCCGCCGTCGACGAAGTCATCCGGCAGGTCCACCACGTCGCCGCCCCGAACCAGGATCTGGCGCTTCGGGTTCTGCGGATGCGGCATCGGGAACGACTGCCGCGCCTTGTACTTTGCCATCGGATGCTACCTCCTTACGGCGTCGGGTCAGTCTTCAAGGCGGCGATCTTGGCCACTGCGTACGGCTGGTCGATGAACACCGCCGTCTGACGGACCACGTTCGACCGCCAGATCTCACGGTCCTGGTCGGGGTAGGTCGGGCTGGTGTTGAGCGGCCGTTCGTCGGAGTAGCCGCCGACCGTCTTGCGCTCCAGCAGGAACACGTAGTCGTCGTTCATGAACCGACTGGTCATCCAGTTCAGCCCGAACGCCTGCTTCTCCAGCTGGCCGGTGTAGAACGGGTTCTTCTCCGCCAGCGGCGAACCCTCGTACACCTTCCGGAACTCGTCGTCCTTCATAATCGCGGTTGCGGTTCGCGTCGACAGGACGATCGCGTCCGGCTCGAACCCAAGATAGGAGTCGTCCTGGTTCGGCACCTTGGCCTCCCGGACGAGTTCCATGGCGTCGAAGATGTTCTCGCGGATCTTCGGCGCCGAACCCGAGTACCAGCTGTTGGTGGCGAACCCGGTGCCTCCCGCGTCCAGGTTCAGGACGTTGGCCGCTGGAATCGCGGCGTTCAGGGCGGCGAACAGTCGCCGCTCCCAGTGCCGGACGATCGTGTTCTTGACCTGAGTCATTCGAGCGGTGACCAGGTCGAACCGGTTGCGGTTCTTCATCTCGATGGTGATCTCGATGCCCATACCGGTCTTGATGGTGTAGGCAGCCTTGGGAATCCCGTCCTGGCCCTGGACCAGCGGGATCTCGGCGGCCTCGGCGATCACAGCCGCATCGTCGTCGGTGAACTGAGGCGTCGACTCGTTGTACACGAGCACGCCAGCCTCGGCGCGCGGGGCCTGCCGGAGCAGTGCCTCCATGATGAACTGCTGCTCCGTCATCTGCAGCATCCGCTGCCGGATCAGCAGCGGGTCCTTGATCATCGCGTTGACGGTGATCCGGGGACCCGAGTTGCTGTACGTACGTGGTGTGGGCACTGCCCGCTCTCCTTTCAGTCAGCCGGACTCAGAAGAGCCGGACCAGCGCCTGTGTGCCGGACGACGCACCTGCGGTGGAAACTACCTGCCCCACCGCGCGGCCGGTTGTGGTGGTCTTCTGTACCCGCCCCGCCGTAGCGCTCGGATACACGATGTCCCCGAAGTTCACGGCTTCGCTCACGAAGAGCTTGATGGTCCCGTGCCAGGCGACGGCGACTTCCGGTCGCGGCACGTCGACCGCGATGCGCGGGAACGCACCAGAACCGGTGTAGGTCGTGTCCTCCCCGGTTGTCGACGACGGTTCGGCGTCGTACAGGGTCACACCCAACCACTGGTCGTTGACACCGGTGGTCTTGATGACCTTGCCCGCCGTGCCACCAGCCCCGGCCTTGACCAGGCTCCCGCCGGGGATCGCCTCGCCCGCTTCGTACGTCTCCGGACCCATCCGCGTCCGGGCAACCACTCCTGCCATCTGTCCAGCCTCCTCAGCTGTAGTTTGCCCAGTCGGCCAGCAGAGCCTGACGCTCGTCGTTGACCGTGTCGTTGCCCTCCAGCGAGCCGGTCTCGGCCATGTCCACCATCAGATGACCCGAGTTCGACAGTTCGATCACCGCGTTGAGGACCTCCCGGATAACCTCCCCCGGGTCGATCGCTGCCCCGGCGACGCCGTTCGACAGTTCGATCGCACCGGACTCGAAGGCCAGCAGCGGGCGGGCCAGCTCGGTGATCGCGGGGGCCAGGCCCTGGCGCTGGAACTCGGCCATCTCGTTCTCGGTGCGGGTCTGGTTGAGCCGGTTGGTCAGCTCGATGATCTGCGCGCTCTGGGCCTGCTGCTGGGCCATGGCCAGTTCCAGCGCCTCCGCGTGTCGTCCGGAGAGGGCCACGTCCTCCTCCTCGTCTTCGTCCTCGTCGAGGTCATCCTCGGCGTCCTCGGTTTCGTCCTCCTCGTCGAGGTCATCGAGGAAGTCCTCCCCCAGCTGCTCGGCCAGAGCCTCCAAGGCCTCGTCCTCGTCGAGAAGCTGGGTCAGCCGGGCGGCCTGATCGGCGGACAATTCCAGCGTCACCTTTCCGTCACCGGACACTTCAGCACCCCTTTCGTAGGTTTCGGTGGAAAGGTCCAGCGAGTCCGGCACCATTCCGTTCGACAAGTCTACCGACTGCACCCGCTCCCACGGGTGCATCCCTCTCACCTGAGGGTCGACCGTGGCCAGTATGTGCTGCAATGCGCGCGGGAACATCCGGCCATCCGGCTGAGGAGTGTTTTCCAGGATCCGGGCACTCACCCCGAGCTTGGGGTTCTGCTCCACCACCCGGGTACCCTCGCCCCACGTGCGCAAAATCGCGTCCACCCCGGACCCGTCCGCAGACAGCTCGACCCCCACTACCTCGCCGGCAGTGCGGGTCGGATCGTTGTTGTGTCGGTTGTCCGAGTCGGCAAACTGGAACGGCACCTGTGGGAATGCCCCCTGTTTGAAGGCTTTGATCAGGTCCCGCCCGTACTTGCCGTCGAACGTCACCTGACGACGCTGGCCGGTCCGGTCCGTGTACCAGATCGTCCCGAACTTGAGCACCTGCTTACGCCATAGACCGCCGTCCGCCAACTCGATGGAGGAGACAGAGAAGGGTGTCCGGACCTCGGTAACCATACGCAAGAGGGTAGCACAAAACCGGACGGCGGGAACCCGACATACAGCGCGGCCCCACCCGCATGGCGTTCGGGTGGGGCCGCGATTAGTCTACTCTACCGGCCCTTGCAACCCGGCCAAAAGGTGCCAACCTGGCAATTGGGGTACAGGTCACTGTAGACGTCCAGCGTGTCCTTGCGACTGTTGCCCTTCTTGTCGGTACAGGTCAGTGTGACCGTTGCGTTGTCCCTCGCAGTGACCTCGCAGGTCTCGGGGTTGGTCTTGCACCCGCTGACGCCCATCAGCACCACGGCGAATACCGTGAACAGCGCGGCGACGCTGAGCGCCTTGTTGCGACAACCCTTCTTGTTGCCCTTGTTGGTCCGAATTCGAGTTCCCATCACTTCTCCTCGGGGCAATTGTACCGATGCAAATCGACATTCCAAACGCAGTGGCCCGCGTCCGGTGGCTGACACGCGCTAGGGCCACGGCTAAGCCACAGCCCTAGCACAACGCACGCCAGCATCACCAGGACGAGGTTCCTAAATCCGTTCATATTCCCTCTCTACCCAACGGTCCTACGCCGTCAGGAGCTTGGCCGCGACCAGGTGATAACAGTCGCGAAGATTCTTGCCCGCCGGACAGGTGCAGCCGACGGACGACGTCACGTAACCCCCGGTGGCCCCGACCACTGCGAAGGTGCGAGTACCCCGGATCGAGGTAACCCGACCCTGGCTGATCAGCCCGAGCGCACGACGCACCGAGTCGCGCTTGAACCTAGCGGCGACCTCAGCGGCTTGTGCGGCCAGCTTCTTGGCGCAAGCCGGACCAACCCCGGCTGCCACTGACTTGGGGTTGGTTAAGCGACGGCCGCAGCCGGCCCGTGCGCAGCGAACGACAGTCATCGGTCCAGCACCTTCCCGGAAAGGATCCGCATCCAGGACCAGGCCTCGCGAAACGTGCGATTGGTGACCCGGCTCGGCTGACGACGCGCGAACGGCCGGTACAGCTTGATGCCGGTCCTGCCGCCGTTGGGGCCGGGACCATCCCAGAAGACCCAGATTCGATCGCAGTCCAGCACCTGCGACGACTTGACCGACCAGCAGTAACGGTTCCCTCGCTCGTCCAGCTCGACAACCATACCCAGCTCAACCGCGTACCGGATCAGGTTCTGAACTCGCTCGGGGGCCAGGTCCAGTGTGGTGACAGTTCCCGCGTCCATAGGACGATTTTACCACACTGGTAAGTGCCCTCATAAGACCCCAAACATAGGTCGACCCCGGATCCACCGCTAGTTCCGGGGCCGACTGTGCACCACCAAACAATACTGGTCCGAGGAGAACCAGTGACCGAGGCCAAGAGCCTCGACCCACTACCAGTGTACCTGATCAGCCGTACCTGGGGGAGCCGGCCAGAACGATAGGCACCTTCGTGGGGCCGCCCACGGCCAGTGGCGTCCCCGTTCCCGGAGGCCCCACTATTGGCCGTGCGTTTGACAACGTCTCATGCAACGAAAGCACAGGGTGTCCCAACCCTAGCCCTAAAACGCCTTGCGCCGAGGCGACACCGGACAACGCCAGGGACGGCGATCCCAACCCCAGGGCCAACTCCGCTGTAGCGCGGGCCGTCCCGACCAAGGAGAGGGCCGAAGAAGACAAGACGGGGGTCATCGTACCGGTAGCCGAAGCTGTGGCGACCATCGCTAACGCGGGGCCGGACAACACCGGATCCAGAGCGCCAGTGACCCCGACGCTGTCCGGCGGTGACGTGGCCATCAGCAGGTTGATCGTGGCCTCGTCCAAGGCCTCGTCGTAGACCCGGACGTCGTCCATCGCGAAATTGGCGACGGTGTGTTCCGCGATGTCGATTCGGTCGATCGCGGCGGGAGAAGGCACCGAGGAGGTCGTCCCGATCAAAGCTCCATCGATGTAAAACCGGCCGACGTTACCGTCGTAGGTTCCCGCATAGTGGACCCACTCATCGTCCGCCGGAGGCGGTGCGGTGGACACCTCGACGTTGGCCCCAGCCGCCGTCTTGATCCGCAACCGAAGCGTTCCTGCGACGTTCAGGACCCCTGACCCCGAGTCGAGTCCGATGTTGTACAGCCGAAACCACCAAACCCCGTTACCAGGATTCTGCTGCCAGAACATGAACGTCCACGCGGCCGAAGACAGGAACGACGGGTCCGCGATCAGACCCATCGAACCGGCTCCCCCGACTTTGGTCAAACCGGACCCCGTACGGCCTACCGTCCGCTGGAGCCCGTTGGTCAAGGTCCAGTCGCGACCGTGGCCTGAGTGATCCAGAACAGCCCCGGATACTTCGTCAAAGTTGGAAGCGAGTTGCTGTGGCATACCGGACTCACATTGGCTGAGACAGTGAACCGCCGGTGATCGACAGGTTCAGGCCCACCGAGACCGTAGCGGTTGACAGCTGCAAAAACCCACCGCCGCCGGTCGCCGAAACGTCGCAGTCCATCACGGTGTCCCCGGACGCGTCCGCGATTCTGGCCCAACCCGCCGTTCCCGCCGCTACTCCTACCGTGTCGAGGGTGGGCGTAGCATCCAGTGCGGCCGACCCGTTGACTGGTGCACCGAACGACACGGGGTCGAACGTGAACGTAGCGAGCAGCGTACCGCTCGGAGCCGTCTCGGGAGTGGCCACGATAGCCCCGGTGTACACCTTCACAGTGCCTCCCCCGGCATCCGCGTCCATCAGCGCGGTTAGCGCCGCGACTACCGCGTTCCGGGCCGGTACCGCCAGTCGGAGAACCGCCATCCGCCTACCTCCAGTGTCCGAAGCGGACCCGACGTCGGGTCTCGCCAATCAGGAACGCCACCCAGTAGGGGACGCTGGCTACGACCACCCAAAACAGCCCGTCGTACAGGAACTCGCTCATTAGACCATCACCTCTGGAGTAACGAGAACCGGTCCTTGGGCCAACGGAACCACGTCTCCCGTGGGGGAAACGATCTCGATGCCGTAAACCCCCCGGTCCCAGGTCCATGCACTGGACTGGTCGGCCGCGACGTGCACGATCACCTCGCCACCCGCCGTACATTCGATGGCTGCGTCGTCCGGCCACTCGAACAACACCTCGACGGCTTGGTAACCGGCCCTGATCTGACCGCGTCCGGTCCACCCGGTGAGGTCCAGCGGGTCGCCGGACTCCGGCGAGGTAACCGGCCACGCAACAGCCTCGGTAGCACCCCGCCGGATCCGCAGGATCGACTCGTTCGGGGGCGCGGTCACGATGACCTCGACTTTGGCCGCCGAACTCGCACCCTCGCATCCTCGCTCTTGGCGGCGAGGTAGCGACTGATCATCTTGTCGTAGAACCCATCGGCTCGTCGTGCGTTCGGGAACTGGATCACCGTCTCGCCTCCCTCGGAGCTGAGCACCCGGCCACCCTGTTCGGAGATGAAGGTGTTCAAGCCTTTCCAAGAGGCCCAAGCACCCTTCAACTCGGCTTCGGACAGCTCACCGCGTAGTGGAGCACCTTCCCAACCACCGGTCCGGGCCAAGGTGTGTTGCGGAGTAGAGCCTGAGGTCGACGTACCCGCCTTGCGAGCCGCGATCTCCTTGTTGATCTGCCGCGTCAACTGGACCTTCTCGGTCTTGCTCGTGAAGGGGGCATTCCGCCGCGCCTGTAATGAGGCGAACTCGCGATCCGACATCGTGGCCCCCGCGTGCCGACTGTCAACAGCGGGGGTCACGCTTTTCCCGAGTTTCTCCTCTTGGCAACCAGCTCGTCGACCAGCTGGTCTCGGACGGCCGCCATACCGTACGACTTCTCCTCCCCCGGCCCTCCGTCGTTACGGTTCGGGATGCGTTCGATCGCCGCGTCGATCTTCTCGATCGCCGCCTGGGTGGAGTTGCTTTCGGCAATTTTGACGGCTTGGGACTCCCCCGCCAGCCACTGCGAGTCGCGATTGGTGAGCGGGTAACGTCGCTTGAACCCGGACGCCTTGGAGGTATCGCGTGCCAGCACGTTCTCCAGGCCCTTGATCTCCAGGTCGACGCTCGTCGTCTTGCGCCGCATGGCCTTGAGGTCATCGCGCTTCTTCTTGAGCGCGGCCAGCTTCTCCCGGGTCTTGTCCGTCCCATGCATCTCCAGGTAGTTGGCTGCGGCCGGGAACGGTTCGCTGCTCGGCGTGATCATCTTCGAGCCCCTCTCAGGTTTGGGACTCGATTTTACCACGCTGGTACGGTCACCTGAAACCCCCTGCTTACGGCTCTTAGCCGCAAACCGGTTCTTGGTGTCCTTGTTGTTCACGAAGTCCTTGCGAGGCTTCGGAACGGTGTCTCCCTTGAACCCTGCAGCAGGGCCAATCCGCCGGGTACCGGGGATGGTTTTGCTACTCCCCTTGAACGGAATCTCCTCCGTCGTGACGACCCTGCGCGTCCCACCCTTCTTGGGAACTGCGACGAACGGCTTCGGCTTGCCACCGGTCACCTTCGAGACATCCTTGTTGGCACTGGGCTTGTTGCGGGGAACGGTCCGGCCTTCCCGAGCCGCTTTCCCGGCCTCCACCGACTTGCGCATGCGCGCAGACGAACTGACCCGGCTCTGCTTGCCGCCGGACCACCACGGCTTGCCATTGCCGCCCTTCATCTTCGAACGCATGGCCACCGAGTCGAGCGGAATCCAACCGTGTTTCCAACGTCCGGCCAGTTCGATCACCTCGGCGTGGCGCTGTTCGGTCAACTGGGCTGCTTCGATCACTGACTGGCCCAGCATGTGAGGCACCGAAAGTTCGATCGCCCGGTCAACCAGGAAGGACGCCACAGCCCGGCGCTTGTCCGGGGCCACTCGGCTGAACACACCCAGCGCCTTGCGCAGTTGAGGGACCGACAGTTCCCGCTTCTTACGGCCGTACATCTTGCTCATGGCGTCGTTGATCCTCTGCGTGGACACGGGGGCTTTGACGGCCTTCTTCTTGGTTTTCTTGACGGGCTTCTTGGCCTGCGGAGCAGAGACGGCGGGCCGGGCACTTCCCCTACCCAACCCGCCGAAGTCGTTGACGTTCATGCCGCGCCGCTTGAGCTCATTGGCCACGCCAATGCGCAACCGGACCACATTCGGATCCGCTGACTTGAAGGAGTACGCGACCTGAGACAGTCGCTGAAGCTGAGAATCGTCCAAGCCTCGCATCGCGGCGGCTTGGGCCGTTCGGTCCTGTCCGACTAGGGCGGAGTAGCGATCGGTAGATTCGGTGTCCTTCTGGGCCTCAGCCGCGTTGGCATTGCGCGCAGACCCGATTTCAGACCCTACGGGGACCTTGTACCGACGTGCCCCGGCTTCGGTCCGGACAACACGCCGACGGCGCTTTCCGGATCGGGAAGGCCCCCGGCCAACCGCCTGACTGGATCGTCGGCCTTCCGCGTAGGCCTGCTCCTGTTCGGGCGTCCACTTTTTCTGTGAATACGGCTCGGGGGCCATCCCAACCACCTCCGGAGTGGTGTTTCGCGTATGAACCCGATACGGACCGGGGCGCCGGTTGGCACAAGCCGAGTGTAGCATAGACCAGGGGCTTACCGAGATGGTAAGCTAGTGTTATGACCGACAAACCCTCTTGGTTGCTGGCCTTGCCTACCTGTACCGTGTCCGGTCGTCCAGCCCGCTACATCCCGCCGTCACCTGACGAGCGAAGGCGTGGGGTGACGGCGGTGTGGTTCGACGAGAATCACCCGTACACCAATCCCAACAACCCCGGCGGTATCGGATCTGCCTTCATGGCCCCGAACCGTTACGTGGAAGGAGTCCGATGACCAACCCGAACCTGCCACTCAGCCAGGACGGTGGCGACGGCGAACACGCCAGCATCGCGGTCAGCCAGGGCGTTCGCGACCTGATCCAGTCCGGTAACTACACCAACTGGGTCCTGGACTTCGGCGAGACCGAGGAATCGGACGCCGACCAGACGGTGTTCTGGCTGCACGCAGGCGAAACGCGATTCCGCGTGGTCGTGAGCAAGGACGAGGCACCACCACTGTAACGCACGAGTCGGCCCCGAATCCGTCGCCACCGGGTTCGGGGCCGACGCTTATCCGAAGAAAACAAGCCACCACGTCGCGATCGCTATCGGCACCAAGAAATAGAGCGCGACCCAGGCCCACCACCGAAGTCTCATGACGCCCTCGCCGCCGCTGCCTTGGCCCTGAACTCGGCATATGCGGCCAGTCCCTTGGCCCCCAGTCGACCCTTCTTGCACTGGCTTACTGCCGCCGCGATCGCGCGGCTCTGGGTGTAACCCGAGTCGGCCATGATGTGCTTGGCCACCCGTTTGATGAAGTCCGGCAATCCGCCCTGTTCCTCGACCCAGTTGGTCTTTCCCGGCTTGTTCGGAATGTCGGGATGAGTTCGGGACGAGTGATCGCCGGCCAGATGCAGCTCGTCCTTCTGATCCTCAACCGAGGTGTTGTGATGGCGCTGCCTGAATTCCTTGATCTTGTTTCCGAACTTGCGCGCCACGGCGGACCGGACTCGACGCTGCTCCTCGGGGGTCCCGTTCTGGGTGACTCGACTCAGCGCGTTTCTGGCATGAGCGAGGTCGTGAATCGGGTACCGTCGTCCCGGGAGCGCAAACGCCGAGTCCAGTAGCCGGTTGCGGGTCTTGGTCGTGAGCACGCTCATGCCCACCAGGGTACCCGTCCTGGTCTACGGGAGGCTCTCCGCGATGCTAACGGCCGCGACTAGGCCCACCAGCGCCGCCACGGCCACCCAGGTTACGAGAGTGGCCACGACGCGGGTCCAGAACCACACCTCGCTGGCCTTCCTGCGGTGCCGACCTCGACGCGGGTCCGGGTAATGATCAATCCACTCGGGAGTGAGTCTCCAGTTCGAATCAGGCATCGCGCTCCTCCGCTCGTAACGCGTCCAATTCCTCGCGCTGTGCAGTCCACTGGGCGTCGTAGTCGGCGAGGTCCTGCGCGGCCATCCGGTGCAACAGTTGTGCTGAATCCCGCTCCCGAACCGTAGAAGCGACCTGGTTCACGATCGTGTCCCACCCCAGATTCATGTCGTGGTGCCCCAGCGCGTCGACAACCGCTTTACGCAACCGTTGCTGCCACTGGATCACCTCATCGGCGACTTTCTGGAGCGAGTCGATCTGCATGGGCGGAGCGTTCAGACTGGCGGCGATCCGTCTCAGCCGTCCGAGAGTGGCGAACAGATCAGTCCCCAAACGCGGGTCCGGCGCGTGGCCACTGATCTCGGTCATCTCAGGGGCCTTGTCTCGTTCTCGAACGTTCGGTCAACTTCGTGAGTACGGTCCGGCACCCCAAACGGCTTGAAGAGCGGCGTAACCGGCTTTCCCTCATCCAAGGGTGGCCCAGTCCACCCGCGCTCAGTAGAGGGCTTAGGCAACAGGTGCTGATGCCCGCACCCCAAGGAAACCGCCCGGTTCAACTCGTCGGTCGCTCGGGCCATGTAATCCAGGAACAGTTCCTGATTGTCGTGAGGAGCCATACCCTGATCTTACCACCACGGTAAGACCCCGTACAAAGATCGACCCCCGGGGTGTTGGCACTCCCCGGGGGCCTGCGGTCAACACGGTCAGTCTACCAGCGACTCCTGGTACCGGACGTACACCTGACGTAGGTTCGCCATGACGGTGTCGCTCAGGTCGACCCAGCCGGCCATCGTCTCGACCGGCTGGTCCAAAGCCCACTCGGCGGCCTGTAGGGTCTCCTCGTCGTGGCAGGTCGGGTTCTCCACGTCCGCCATGCCGTAGCTATGCTCACGCATCAGCCGGACCATCTCTAGCCGGAGCTCGGTCAGCTTGATCATTTGTCCTCCCCTGTGATGACCTTGTGGTCGCTGACGCCGTCGAACTGCGCGTCAAACAGCTGGTTGTGTCGCAAGGGCACGACCCCAAGGGTGCCGGACACCTCCCGGGCCTGGCGCACGACGTCGGCCAGTTCCAACAGCTCGGCCGCGACCTGCGGCGCACCCGATTCGGTGTAGCCCCAGCCGGACTCACGAACCATCGCGTGCAACAGCGCGGCCTGCTCGGCCTTGAAGGTGATCGTGACGCTGGTGTCGAGCCGGTCCCCCACGATGAAGTCTCCGGTGGCGACCAGGTTCCGGCAGTCGACCTGAACCACGGGGTAACTCCCGTCGTTCGAGGGGTCGATGCACTTCACGGTCACCTCGAAGTCGTCCGGGTTCTGGCTAACCTCGCGGTCGTTGATCAGCATAACCCGAACGGTGGTGCCGTGCAGGTAGATACGGCCGATGTCCGCACGAGTCGGCTTGTCGCGGTCGGTGCCAGTGGTCTCGTTCATTCGGTTCTCCTCGGTTCGGTTAAAGATACACGCGGCGGTTGTGATTGCCGCACACGCAAGGGACTTCCTCGGCCAGGGTACGACCGGCGGCAGTGTGAACCTCGTGACGTGCGGCCAGCTGCTCCGGCGACAACCACATCGCACAACCGGCGGTGGCCGGGTTGGCAGCGGCGGCACGGTGGGGCTGGGCCAGGACGGAGGCACGGGAGCGGCTCATACGACTATTTTACCACACCGGTAAGCCCTCGCAAAACCCCCAAACACAGCGGAACCCCGGCCGTCGGGGGTGGTCGGGGTTCCATCTACTGGGGGTTGCACTCTGCTAGGAGCACTGTCCCAGCGTACCACCGATCAGGGCACGATCACGGTCACCGCGACGTTGCCGGTCTCGGCCCAAAAGTCCTCGCCGGACTCCTCCAAGTCGTCGTACCACTCGATCGGCAGGTCGACCAGGTAGTCCCCCTCGAACGCACCAAGCTGCACCGGGGTAGTCGGTCCGACCGGCATTCCCGCGTCGATCATGGCCCTGCGTGCCACGTCAGTGGCGAGGTTCACCGCGTCGTCGGTGGCGAGGTCGACGATGCTGACCTGGACGTTCTGCGCGATCTCGTTGCGAGGTTCGACGCGCTGAACCGGCGAGCTGGTGTGGGTCATTTGACCAACCTGACTGCCCTTGATCTGCTCCAGGACCAACACCCGACCGTCGTTCTCGCGGATGACCCACTCACTGGTGCACGAACCGAACTCGATGATTTCGTCGACCTGAAGATCCGAGTAGTCGACGGGTCGGGTGACGTTGTTGACCTTCGGCATTTCGGGCTCCCTCTCTCGGTGTAGTTCTATTTTACCACAGTGGTACGCGCACACAAAACCCCCGAACCACCAAATAGTGGCCGGGGGCTTGTGGTTTACGTCACCAGGGGGTTATCCACTCGTTTTTGCAGCCGCTGCACTTGCGCAGATCGAAGTGGTCATTTGGGTCTTTCGGGTTACCGCGTGTGATTGTGCAGTTGGTGGAGCCGCACTTGTCGCACTCGTTCGGGTTGTCGGGCTTGTCGTGCCCGCCCCGGATCAGCTTCCACGGCATGACTCAGGCCGCCAACATGTGGTCGGCGTCCACCAGGAACCGGACGCCACCGACCTCGACGGTGGCCAGGATCGGCTGTGCGAACTTGGTCCGGCGGTTCACCACCGCGATCAGCTTGCCGTTGTACAGCCGGCTCTTCAGCTGGACCACCACGTCCACCTGGGCCTGGGCCACGTCGGTCTCGGTGATCGGGAACGCAGCGGCAGCCTGCACCCGCTCGACCATCCGGGCCGGGGGCACGTCCGCCGCGATGTTGGCGGCGACCAGCGCGTCGACGTCGGCCGCGAACTCGGGGTCGACCACCGAGTCGGTGAATTCGACCAGTTCGTCGTTGGTCAGCTGGTCCAGGGTCGGCCCCTGCTCGTCGTCCTCGAACGAGGCGGCGAACTCGTCCAGCGCGGTCTCCTCACGCGGGTCGGTGCTGACATCGACGTACTGCGGCTCGCGGCGACCCGGACCGGCCGCGACCCAGGTGCCGGATTCGTCGTCGTAGACCAGACCGTGCTCCCGCAGCGCCTCGGACTCGTAGTCGCCACCCGCCGCGCGGGCCGCGTCCAGCCGCTCGGTGTAGTAGCCCAGCTCGGCCTCCAGCTCGGCCTTGCGCAGGTTCGTCAGGCCCCTGCGCGGCAGGTTGCCGGTCAGCTTGGCGGCGGTGGCGGTGATCTGCTTGCGGAGTTCGGCGGTGGTGGCCATCTGGGGCTCCCTCTCTCGGTGCCGGCTGGGGGGCCGGCTCGTAAGAACGAGTTTACCAGTACGGTAAGTAGCCGCAAAACCTATCTCTGATAACGACCCGATAACGGTGGGCTATCAACCTCGCGTACGCGTGAATCGCGTACGCGCGACCCGGGTGGCTAGGAAGTATTAATGGGTGCTCCTCTCCCCCTAGTTCGTTATCTCGTCGTTATCCAAAAGGGAAACAGTGGCCCTCCTCGGGGCCGGACGACGAACATCGGGGGCCTCGGAGGGTCTTTTAACTCGGACGCGCACGCGAAAAACCAAACACGACGAGACCCCGCCAGAAGGTCTCCAGCGGGGCCACGTTCTTTTTGGAAGGGAAACAGTCCGGTTATTCGTCCGGCTGCAACAGCAGGTCGATCTGGGTCTTCCAGTCACCCGAGGGTGCCCAGTTCGGCCCCATCACGATCTGGATCGTCTCCAGGACCTGTCCGACCGCCGGTTTCCACACCGCAGGGTCATTGTCCCGCATCTTGCTCAACAGTGGCGTGATCCGGGTGTTCAGCAAAGCTCGCTGCCTGTCGGTCGCGTCGTGCATAGCCGCGCCGAAAAACAGGGTGAAACTGAGCCACCCGGCGAAGGACGTCGTGTTCACCGCCACTCCACCCACTTACACAGCGAGCAGCGACGCATTTGCCTACGGCCAAGGTCGACCATGGTCCAGCCGTCGGTTCGTCCGGAGTTCCCGAGTTCCCAGGCCGGTTCGGTCTCGATGCTGATCGTCCACTCGTCGCCGGGGGCCACGTAGGTTTGGCCGCCGTCCACGGGTCGGGTGTGGTCACACCAGCGTCCGGTCCGCAGCCGATACCGCAGCCTCGGGAACGGCCAGTACCAGCCCTCGCCGGACTTGAATATCACTCCGTTCTTGTCGAGTTTCATCGCCGGAACCCCAGTAGCCACCAGGCCCACCCGGGCATTATGACGGCGCTCCTGTGGCCGCTGGCGCACCCTGTGGCTGTCCGGATGCCCCGTCCTGGCCCCCCGCTGGCCCTCCCGTGACCTGAGGGGCCACAGAGGACAGTGCCCCCGCTACGGCGTCTTGCAGGTTACCCTCGGCCGTCCCGGGGGCTGGTAGGGGCTGGCCAGCCAGCAGCGCCTGCTCCCGGACACGCTTCGCGTTCTCCGCGATCATCTTGCGGACCCGGTCGTCCGGCAAATCCAGGTACGCGGCCACCCGCTCGATCAGTAGGTCGATGAATCCGTCCGGCACCTGAATGTTCTGGGCCGAACCCAGCGACGCCAGCAGCTCCATCGCCTTCGACACCTGGTCCGAACCGATCTTCTCGAACTTCAACAGCGGGACCGGAGCTTTCGGCCCGAAGTTCACCCGGACCAGTGGCCGAATGATCTGGTAGTTGATCGTGGCCGCGATCTCCCGGGCCGCCGCGTGCCGGCTCTGCAGAAACAGTCCCGACTGGTCGGCCGATAGCGCGTAGGAACCGGCTCCGGACTGGGAAGCCGCTCCCGCCAAGTCCATCCAGCCACCCAGCACGCTTTGGCTCATCATCCCGTCCAGGTACCGCATCGCGGACAGGAACTGGTCGGCCCCCTGGCCGGACATGTCCAGCTGATCGAACATCTTGCCGTTGGGGTCAGTTCCGGTCCGGTCCACCGCCGCGACCCCGGACGACTTCAGTCCGGCGATCGCCTTGGCGTTCTTGGTGGCCTCGGCCGCACCGTTGCCGTACGCGAGTACGCGCGGGAGCGACACCCCGTCCAGGAACGCCACCCACAGCAGCATGATCTTTCGTTTGAGCTGGAAGGCCCAGTGGGTGACCGACAGGTCCGACCACCCGTACACCGGATCGCGGTGCTGGTTGTTCAGGTGGATGACCGCACGCTGGGAGGGGATGTCTGTGTAGCCGCGCCAGTCCACCGCCGGAACCCGGCGCTTCGCGTCCCAGTCGACGTACTGCTTGAACCCGTCCAGGTCGCCGTGGTCCCGGTCTCGCTGGATCTCGCAGCTGCCCGGGGGCCGCCACGCTATCTTGCACAATCCGATCTTGCCGTCCGGCCTGCGGCACCACACCAGCTCGTGGAAGGTCCGGGCCACCGCCGCCGCGAACGTCATCTGGCCGACCACCAAATCGAACGGTGTGGTCATCCCGCCGTCGGTGGCCGGCTTGAGCAGCACGTCCTCGACGTACGAGGTGATTCGGCCGGACTTGTCCCGCTCCGGCTTCTCGATCGTGGTGTTGGCCTGCCGGATCGACATAGTCAGGGCCTGCTCGACCCCTTGCGCCTGGCCGTCGGTCTTGAGCATCTCGATGATCTCGTTGATCCAGGCGCGGTCCGGGTACTCCGAGACACGGCCCTTCTCCAGTTCGAGAAAGGTCGGGAACTCCAGCCAGTTGAACAGCGTGCCGCGCTCTTCGTCGATCATCCGCTCGGCGGTAGCGCGGTCCAGCTCGTTTGGTGCGTACTTCGCGAGTTCGTCAGCCACGGTTCTGCTCCTCGCGCCTCGTCTGTTCCATCAACCGTTCCACCGCTTCGCCGTACGGATCACGCGGCTTAGCCACGGTCCGAACTAGCTCCATGAATGCCTGCCGAAACAGGTCACGCGCACTGCCCGCGCAGGTCGCCGCGTTGATGGTCGTGCTGTGCCGGTAGTGCACCTCGGCCCACAGACCGGCGATCTCCTCCTCAGCCAGCTTGATCCGGTCCAGCAGCGCCTTCTCCTCGTCGTTCAGTTTGCGACATCCCCGCAACGGCTCCGGACGCGACTCGGTGTGTCCAGTTCCCATTATCGTGGCTCCCTACTCGGCTTGACCCAGATCGGTTCTCCGTGAACCATCGTACCGATTCGAACTTCCTCACGACCGTCGGCCGCGACCCGGACAGTCCGCGTGTGAGCCAACAGGAAGACGTTCCCCGCGCTCTGACCACCCGGACAGTCGAAGCACGAGTCGATCGAATGCCGGCCATGTTCGCACCGGTCCAGGTCGGACGGGTGCCACCGGACCGCTTCCCCCGTGGTCGGATCGTTCTCGTTTCGTGTCCACTCGGACATCTCTCCCGTTTCCCTTCTTTGCCTCGCGCGAACTGTTTCCCGATTACCGGCTAGTAACTACTCTCCGTGTACAGGGGGATGGGTCGTCCTCTTAGACTATCCTATCCCCACCCCGGGTCCCGGACAGGAAGTACTAATGGGTCGTCCTCTCCCCCTCCTGTGACAGGGAGTGACAATATTTGGTTTGTCAGGACCATTGGAAGACCCCACCGTCCTCGTCCCGGGAGTCAGTGAAGCCGAATGCGGTGGGTGTGTCCGGCAACTCCTGTTGGTTGAACTCGGCATCGGTCAGCAGGGTGTGGCACGCCGCGTCCGCCAGGTCGGTGGAGCGACCAATTCGGGACTTCACGTCCTCTTTCTTCTCGACCTGGATCTTGTCGCCGATGACCCGCCACTTCGGAGCGGTCAACTCCCCGAGGAGGTCATCGTCCGGCGGAATCGCCAGTACCGGGTCGAACGCAGGGTCCAGCGCCTCGCGCATCATCCACCACATCGCCGCGCGCTGGTTCTTGAACCCGAACAAGCCCGAGCGGTCTCGGCGGGACGAACGACGGGCCGCGTTGAACGCTACTACGTTCCTTCGCCACCGCCTCATCAGGTCGACTACACCCGCCCCGACACCGATCACGTCGATCACCGCGAGGTCTGTTTGGCGGCGCATCCGACGCTTCAACCGGACCCCGACCTTGGTGGTGTCGGCCAGGTTCCAAGTCACTATTTCCTGGATCACCGGACCCAGTCTATGGGCCACTGCGGTGAGGTCATTTCCGCCCCTCGCGACGTCCACACCGAATACGTCGATACCATCGTTCGAGGGTCTTCCAGCTTTATCCCACTCCACCCAGCGTTCATTCGCAGCTTCAACCCAAGACATAGGAACGACGGCGTCTTCGTCGTTTATGAAGAAGGCTCCTTCAACGCGGTTCTGATAAACTGCCGAACTAAAACCCCACTGCAGTTTGCGGTTTTCCGCCCATGTCGGGTCCATTCGGTTTGCCGCTATGACTTCGTGTTTCGTGACGTGTCGAGCCCACCAGTCCAGATACCCCGGCTTTTGTTGGTGGATGTCGTAGAACCGGCCCTGAGGTTCCCCCGGAGTGGATTGTGCCAGGGCGTACGCCTCGCCTGGACCGTTTAGCGCACCCTCGGCCGCATCGAACGTATCCGGTTTGATCGCCTTGCTCTCGTCGAACACGAACAGCAGGTGGTCGGCGTGCGCGCCTTCGATCAGCTCGACCCGGGTGGACGCGGCGGCGAACGCGGAGCCGTACCGGAGCTTGATGTTCAGAGACAGCAGTTCGCGGTCTGGCCGCCAGGGATCCTGTTCCAACTTACCCCAGTCGATCCGAGCAGCCCACTTGTGCACCTCGGGCCATAGGTAGTGTTCCAGCTGGTGCCAGGAACCAGCGGTAGTGACGCACTTCCAGTCGATCCGGGCGGCTTCGCGGGTGACCGCGAACCACAGAATGGCCAGGGCGTTGGTGGTGGTCTTGCCCAGCCCGTGAGGTCCTCGGACAGCGACGCGGCGAGTAGTGACTAGCTTGTTGAGGATCTCACGTTGGTACGTGGTGAGTCCGCTGGACTCCTCGCCCCGAGCGGGGGGCCAGACGATGCAATCTTTGGCGAATCCCACCGGGTCGTGCAGGTACAGCTGTGCCCCCGACCGAACGAACCGACGAGCGGCGATCGCGAACGGGTCGGGGGCAGCTGGGCGGTGTTTGGGACCGCCGTGGGAACCGGTGAACGGTGGGCGGACCGGGAAGCTGTGTGCCACCCGGCCCATTGTACCCTGCTGGTAAAGCCCGAACTAGCTACTGGGAATCCGGCACCTCGACGTCGGCATCCGATTCCCCGAGGTCCTCCCAACCATCACCGGGGACGTACTGGTCCAGGAAGGCGGGACGAGGCGGGACCTCGACGTCGTTATCGGACGCGGACAGGTGGATGGCCGAGGCCCAGTCGCGAGCCTGTTCGCGCAACTCCTGCTTCCAGGTGACGACCTTGCGAGGGTGAACAGTGACTCCGGCCAGACCCAGCAAGTCCGACAGAACACTGGGGTCAGCGGTGCTCTCCAGGAACGAGCGAGAGGCGGCCGGGTTCGGAATCCCCTCGCGATCCAAACGGTGGGCACGCCCGGAAACGTGGTTGTCGCGGTTGAGGCAGTCCCCGACCTCGTCCAGCTTCCAGCCACACGAGACGCGGCGGGAATGTGCAACTCCCCCGTCGACCCAGTCAACGAGAACCACCGCTCGGCAGCGGTCGCCCGGACGAGCCGGCAACAGCGGCGCGTCCAGCTCGTCCACCACGTCCACGTTCGGGTCGACGTTGTCGCGGTTGGGCAGGAAGCTCGCTTCTTGGTTGCGGATCACCCGGGCTGTGAATACCCCGTCCTGGCCGCGAGAGACCGCGATGGTGTCCCCCGGTCCCACCTGCTCGTCCAGCTCGATCTCCTTCATCAGCCACGGGGGCAGATTGTCGGGGAAGTCGCGGGACTTGAGCTTCTCGGTGTAAGCCGCGTTCATCGAGGTCCGGACCGCGTCGATCGCCTCGGTGAGCAGAGAATGGACGAAGGTCTGAGCGACCTCGTCCGAGACCCGCAGGACCTTGCGGTGGGACTGGCCCCGGTACCAGACCTGGACGTCGACGTAGGCCATAGTGGGTTCCATGTTCAGGCTCCGTTTGGGTTGTATGGGTTGGGGTTGTCGCGAATGAGGTCACGGGCTCGTCGGATGTTTTGTATGATGTCGTCGTGGTCTTGGGCGGACTCGTAGTAGGAGACCCCGGGCCAGGGCAGAGACCAATCCGGCCTACGAACAAACAGCACCGACCAATCCAGCGGATTGGTGTGACAGACCCGGACTCCGTCTATCACCTCCCAGCCGTGGAACAGGTAAGGTGGGCAAGCGATGGTCCAGTCGGCCGGATTCCAGTCCGAGCCCACCGCCATCTCGGCGATCTTGCGGGAGACCTCCCCGAGGTAGCGCTTGTTGATCATTTCGGCGGCCTGCTCGATCGGAATGCCCATCAGCGGGTTGGTCCGGGGATCCAGACCGATCGACCACGCGGTAGGACCGGACGGAGCCTCCCGGGCCGGGCCGAACATCTCGATCAGCTTGTCGATCAGCGGGTCACGGTCAGGCTCAGTCACCACGCCACCCCCGGGATCGCGTCCAGCATCTCCTGGGTGGTCAGGACCATCGCGTCCGAACCACAGTCCCAGACCCGACCGGCGTGGCGGTAGCTGAACTTGAACAGGGTGCCCTCCAGCCGACGCGCGGGGTACCCGTCGACCGGACAGCACACCTCGCCCCCGGCTGGCCGAGGAACCGAGGCCTTAGGCGGCTGCGGCTGGATCTCGCCGATTTGCTCGTGCTGGCGCCTGCCTTGGTTGCTAGCCATTGGTCTTTTCCTCCCGGTCGTCGGTCTCCTCGTCCTGGTGGGGCAGGGTCTCGGAGAAGGTGGTAGCGGACCGGATCGTGGTGCCGACTCCTCGGCGGTCCGCTGCTCCTCGCAGCTTGTCCGGGTACCCCCAGCCTCGCCGGACCCCATTCGCGGGCACACCCCACCGCGCCATGTCGGCCTCGGCTGTGGCTTGGTCGGGGTAGTCGTACTCCAGAACGCGGATCACGCGAACTCGGTCGCTCACTTGGCCACCTCTTCCCAGTCTGAAACCACGATGACGGTTCGGCGGTACACCGTGCCCTCGTTCTTGATGTAGTCCGCCAGCGGGTAGTACTGTTCGATGCCCTGCGGCCGAACGAACATCGTGCCGCCTTTGGACTTGGTGGCGTGTTCGACGATCTGGTTCTCAGGCTCATCAGCCATCGATCGTGTCCCTTCCCTCGACGAACCGCAGCAGGTTTTCGATCGCAACGTAGTCGGCCGACCCGATTCCGACCGGCGGGTTCGTCTCGATCCCGAACGGAGCCACACTGCAGTTGGGGTGGTGATCGGGTAGACCCTGTGGCTCGTACGGCCCCTCGCAGTCACATCGGGAAGTGCCCTTGAAGTAGGCCCGCCACTGGTGGAACCCGTTGTGTGGGGGTACCAACTCGAACCGGGACCCGGGGTGCTGGGACAGGTAGGACCGGATCGCGTTGAACGCCTCGAACTCGTTGCGGACCCCGGCCCCGCGCAGTCCGGCACCCGCCAACGCGCCGTCGCCGTACCGCTGCTTAACCAACGATCGCCGAACCTCGACCGTGGCGTCCCACACCGCCTTGTCGACAACGTGGTGCATCGCCCGTTCGGGCAGGATCGACTTTTCGCACTGGTGGACTCGGCCTTGCCAGGTGGCCCGGACGACCACCCGGGCGGTGCTGTCCGGGACCCGCAGCTGCTCGTCTGGGCCGTGGTCCATGTCGGTTCGTTCGATTTCAGCCATCTTCAGGCTCCTCGATTCCGTAAAAGAACGACGGGGTGTCCCACGGGGCCATACAGCCCTCCACCAGCACCGTGGGGTCCATCCGGGGGTCCCCGACGCACGGCCGGGGACGGGGCGGGTAGTACTGAGTAGCGAGTTCGTCCAAGGGGAACCGGGGGTCGTTATTGCGTGGGTCCGGATAGAATCCGGCGTCCCGGTACACCTCCTGGAACTCCCGGGCGATACGAGTCAGCAGATCGGCGAAGCAGACCGCACCGGGGACCCGCGCCTTCGCCAGGGACCACTCCGGACGCTCGTCCTCGGTCAGAGACCAGATCAAAGCGCCGAAGTGCTGGTCCGGGTCAGTGTCCTCAGCGGTCCGGGAGTACAGCCGCGCCACGTGGTCCCCGATCGCGGCGGGTTCAGTGGTCTCGATCGGCCAGCCGGCTGCCAGGGCGACCTCGGTTTCGATGCTCATCGGTCGAGCACCTCTGCGATGTCGCCCATCCGCAGATCTCCGGTGTCGCTGTTCTCGGCCGCGCTCTGCCACATCCGGACGAACTCCCGGATCTCGCCGAGTTTGGCAGCTTGCGTCTCCAGGGTGGCGAGCAACCCGTCTTCATTGAGTTCGGGTTGACGCAGTTGCTCGTCCTGTTCCTGCTCGGCCATGGTAGGTGTGTCCGGTTGCACCCAGTGCGGGAACCCCTGGGGCGGGTGCGGCACGAACAGGTGCCAGTACGAACCGAGCGCTGAAATCGTCACCCCGGACGTGCCGTTGGTGGTAGCCCGGTGCAGAGCGCGCTTAGCCATCTCGTGGCCGTCGAAGTGCCAGCCATGCGGACCTTCGCCGGACACGCCCAAGCGGCGTTCTCCGGTGTAGTCCAGCCAGACCTGGTACCCCCACTTGCCGGAAGGCTTGAACAGGTGGCCCTCGACGCGAGACCAGTCACGACCGGGGTCGGGCTCCTCGGACGTGATCGACACTGGCACACCCAGTGCCGTGGCGAGTTCGGCCCGGACTTCCAGCGACTCCACTCGGGGGAGCAGCTGTTGCGCCTCGGGGTGGTTACAGTAGCTCCGCACCCGCTCGTTGTACAGCCGCTCTTCGGCATTGGCCTCGCCCCGGTTGTACGCATCACGCTCGATCGAAGCGAGCCATTCGGTAAACCTAGTGACGATGTCAGTCATCGAGTTCACCCGCCCCCGAGTAAAACCGCCCGGTCCGGACTTCCATGGCCTGGAACCGGTCCTTGTCCGGGAACTGGGACAGGTTGACCGGACGATTCCCACTGGCCTCGGCCATCAGCTTGGCGCGGCCGGACCCCTTGCTGGCGTAAATCGCCATTCCCAGGTTCGTCAGGAACCCCAGAGCGAACCAGCCGAACCGGGTGGCCAGGTACTTGATCGCGCGCCACAGGCGCATCGACGGTGTCATTGCTTCCCTCTCTTCAACCGAACCGCAACATCAGCGTCGCGGCCAAAACCAGAACTGGGCGTCTCAGCTCCAGTACCATTGCAACTCGCGCCAGTGCTCGTAAGCCAAGTCCGGGTCTGCGGTGTCGTCCGGGGTCGCGGTGGTGTTGTCCGCCATACACCCGGAGATAAGCCAACCGGTAACTGGGCATCGGGTCTCCTCGGTCATTTGACAGCCCATCCCGCCGCAAACAGAGCGAACACCAGACCGGACAGGATGGCGATCGCGGCGTAGCTCGGGCGTTTGGCAACAAGACGACCCAGCTCCCACGAGACCCAAACCACAGTCGCAAGGACCATGGTCACGAAGACCAAGAAACGGTGGGTGCTGGGTCGTACAGTCCGGCGTCGCATGAACCGATCTTACCACGCTGGTAAGGACGATGTCTAGCCGGTACGCCAGGCCTCACTCAGCGCGTGGGCTAGTTGGAATCCCATGTCGTCGACAGCCAGAAAGAACGCGGAGTCGGGAGGTACGCCGTCGGCCATCGCCTCGTGTGCACGCCGGACCGCGAGATGCACCTCCCGCAGCAGCCACATCTCCAGGACCTTGGCGATTTCGGGGGTCACCCTGCCGACCATGTCCTGTCCCACTTCTTCGGCCAAATCACGAAGTTGGTCGATAAGCTCGGACCGGTCCTCTTCTTCCTCAGTCGGAAACGTCATCGTCGACCACCACCCCTTCCAGTAACGCGGGGGACGCGGCCAGGGACCGCAACACCCGAGGAACCACCTGCGGTACCAACATCTGTTGGGACGCGGTCAGCCCCAGCTCGTCCAGGATCGTCTCGATCGCGTTCGCGAACTTGGTGGCTTGGTGTTCTGCGATCTGCACCAGCCGCTCGTTGACTCCAGCGTCCAGCGCGGCCTTGGACACCCGAACCAGTTGGTTGCGTTCGGACTGGTACATCTTGATCCACCCGTCGACCTCGGGCGGAATTCCTGCCGGACGACGAACGGTGATACCGCCTTTTTTGTCGACTTCCTCTTCGAGTGGGACGTTGAACCTGCCGATCACCTGCCCGAGCCACGCCACGTGTCCGGCGGTGCGACTTACCTCGTCTAACAACGCCTCGATCGGGTTGGTATCGATCGGAGAGCCGTAGAACACCATTAACTCGCCTGCCATCTCGTACGCGGACGCCTTCCGTCCAGTCGGGGTGGACCCGAGATGGTACTTGCACGGGCCGTACCCGACGTGGTCGGTGCCCCACCCCGCCGCCCGAGAGCAACGGCTCCCTTCCTCCTTGCGAGCGCCGCAGGTCTTATCGCCCACCGGACCTTCCTGGTACCCAGGCTGGAACGATGTTCGAGGCTCTCGCTTGCGGCGAGACTTAGCCGACTGTTGGTTGCGAGGCAGCGCTTTGTCCTCCTCCGTCTCGGGCTCCGACGGACCGTCTGCCCCCGGGGGCCGTTGTTTCGGCCGAGGCTCGTCCGGTTCGTCGGAAACCCACGACGGAGGGACTGGGTTCTTACGCACCGGACGACCCAAACCCGGCCTCGCCCCGATCAGTCGGAGAAAGGACGTCCACCGGGGTGGCGTGTAGACCCATCGCCACGTTCGGGAACGGAATGATCTGGGCCAGCCGTTCACCCTTCTTGACGATGTAGTCGTCGCTTCGCAGGGACCGAACCCCCGCGTACAGCGGCCCCCGGTACCCGGTATCGATCACCCCCGGGGTCACCAGCAGGTCCAGCCTGCGCACGGTCGAGGAGCGACCCACGATCATCCCCCACACCCGCTCGGGGAACTGGATCGCGATACCAACCGGCACGTCGACGAACCCACCTGCCGGAATGGTCGTTTCCTCGGTCGTGTACATGTCGAACCCCGCGTCGCCCTGGTAGGCCCGAGTGGGGATCGCCGCTCCCGGGTCGAGCCGAACGTACATGGCCTGGGCGGGCGGTGTCCGGTGGCGCTGAACACGTAGGTGCCGGACTCGACCGTTGAGCCATCCCAGCCCCCCGGGCAGCTGGTTGGGGCTGAACGAATCGACGTGCCGGACGTTCGCGTCCTCCTGAGGAAGCGCCCACGAGTGGCGAAACGTGTCCGCGTCCGAGACGATCAGCAGTGGCTTGCCCTCGGCCACGGCCTGCTCGATCTCGCGCGGCACCCCGACGGTGCGGGTACCCGAAGGCAGGTAGGCGATCACCGCGTCGCACTGGGACAGTACCGCCCGGTTCACGTTGGTCAACGTGGCGACCGGCTCTGCCGACTGCGGGAGCGTCCAGGCCAGTTCGGGGTCGTACAGCGCCAGTTCGGCATTCTTGATCTGCCGGGCGATCTCGTTCACCACGGTCCTGGTGTCGGCGAAGTCGACCGGGTGGGCGAAGTAGACGAAGGCAGTCACTGCGGCCCCTCCTCGGGGTTCCAGTCGAGCAGCCGCTCGATCAGGTCGATGACGTCGTCCATCTCCACCTCGTCCCATTGCTTGCGGTACCGCAGCTCAGGGATCGAGGTCCGGATGTGGACCTCCTCGGACGCATACCCGACCTCGATGTAGGGGCCGTCCTCGTACTGGGACCGGTCCACCCGAACGCGACGAAACCCCATCTCCTCGGCCAGGGTGTGGACGTCGCTGATCACGTCCTCACGACGCCTAATCGGCGCGGTCATAGCTCTTCCTCTCGTCCGTCGCCCAGCCGCTGCTCCAACGCGGCCATCAACCGCCAGGTCGCGTGCAGCAGGTGCCTGTCTGTTTTGTCTCCCAGGCAATGCGCCATCAGGTGGGCGAACGCATGATTGACGTGGTCGTGGTCCTCGATACCGCGCCAGTTGTGAGCACCGTACTTCTGGTCCCCCTGCTTCTGCAGCTTGGACAGTTCCCACAGTGCGCGCAGCGGCATCGTGGTGAACACAGCCGGGATCTTGGACTGACCCGCCCCTTCCGAGTTGTATTCGATCTCGGCGTCCGGACCCATCCCCATCCAGTCCGTCACGGCGGCCGACGACCCGACTTGCCCCTGGCGTGTGTCCGGCAGCTCGGGAGGCTCGGTCCAACCCCCGCATCCGCACTTGGAGCAGGGAATCGCACGATCCACTTCGACGTGGCTCCTCGCGGTGTGCCCACAAACCGTATGGGGACCTATCTGAGTGGCACAGGGGAACAGGTCCCCGAACCCCCGCACGACTCTCGTGGCAAGGGTGTAACATGGACCCGAGTGGCTCCCGTCCAGAGAAGTGGGTAGCGCCAGCAGACACTCTGAGTCGCCCGGGTCACCGATTACTGGTATCGACCCTGGAACGTAATTCTGCTTGTGCACCACCGGGACTAGAGCGGCAGCTCCCTTGGTGTACTCGACCATCAGTCCTCCAGGAAGATCGCGGTGTTCGGTCCGGTACCCAGCGCGGCCACCTTGGCACCGGTTTGGATCTCGACCCGCTCCAACCACGCCTCGACGTCCTTGAAACGCTTGTCGTACACCTCGTCCAGCGAGGTCAATCCGGACAAGAACGGGTACGGGTGGTCGGCCATGTTCATCCACAGCTTGACGTTGCGGACGCCGTTGGCCAGCACCGCTTCGGCGACCAGCGTCGGGTCCCACAGCCCGACGCGCCGGACCTTGTTCGTGACCGTGGTCCGCTCAGCCGGCAGACCTAGCGCCTCCCAGCTGGTTTCGTTGCGCAGTGGGCCGGAATCCCCCGCGACTCGAATCGGGTACGGTCGGACCACCACCCAGATCTCCAGTTCCGTGTTCGAGAATTCCCACGGCGAGAGTCCGACGTCGGCCAAGGCGTCGATCGCCCGGCAGTCGGCCGACGTGGTTTTCGGGTAGAACTCGGTGTGCAGTCCCAGACCGTACCCCTGGGCGGCCTCGATCTGGACCGTGGCCCCACCGTTCAGGAAGTTGCGGGCCAGCCGCGCCACGTCCGCCTCGACCAGTTTGGTGGTGTCGTAGTAGGGCACCAGGTCGGCCCAGGTGCGCGCGGTCCGGTGGAGCCGGTCCATCCGGGCGGCTCCGATCCCCTTGCGGGTAGAACCCCACGCCAACGAATCGTCGGCCTCCTCGACCGTGATGTGCGCCGACTCCAGAACCGTAGCCGCCTGGTCGATAACCAACACCGGAACGCCGGTCTCCTTGGCCTCACGTTCGACCAGGTCCAACTGGACCAGCGACCGGGCCGAGATCGCGCAGGTAGCTCGGGGGTTGGCCACCGCCGCCACCGGCACCTGACGGAGCTTGAACTCCCGGGTGGCGGCCTTGATCTCCAAACCCGCGACTCCGTACGCGGTGTGTCCCGCGTTTGGGCCACCAGTTCGGATCGCGAGCATCTCGTCCTCGCGCCTGGCGAGTTCGACCGCGCAGTGGCCTTTGCCCTCGCTCCCGAACTGGCCTCCTACGATCACCTGAATCTTCCGTGCCATTACTGGCCCTCCTCGGTAGTGGTGTAGCTGATCTTACCGTCGCGGTAAAGCTCGGTCAACGCGGCGTGTGCGTCGACGTACGCCCGTCCGCTGGCCTGTAATGCCCGCAGGTCCTCGCTACTGTCCCGATAGTCCGCCGGACGTCCCGGGTCAACCCAGGACACGCCGGACACCAGCGTGGCCGTGCGGGACACGATCGTGCACACCAGGTGGAGTAAGTCTGGCACCGACACCCGCTCCACGGAGCTGTGGGCGAGGTCGTGCTCCCCCCACTGAACGATCCCGAGTTGCAGCGTCTCGGCCAGCGACCTCGCCATTCGGGCGAGCCCCCGGACATTCTCCGCGATCACTGGGTTCACCTTGTGCGGCATGGCGGACGAACCTACCGTGCCGTTTGGCTCCACCCGCAATTCGCCGACCCCGGCTTGTGCCAGCAGCCACACCTGAGTCACGATCGCCTCGCACACCGTGGCCAACTCCGCCAGGCAGTGTGCCCAATGTGCCAGTCGGTCACGCGGCACGATCTGAGTCGCGGTGGTGTCGCGCAACCCGAGGTTCTGCAAGGCGCGTCCCTCGCTCGGATCGGCTAGCCCGACCGGGCCAGACAGTTTTCCGACGTCCATCCACAAGAACCCAGCATCGGCCCGAGTCCAGGCCCGGTCCAGCATCTCGCCCAGAACCCGCCAGCGGTGGTCGGCTGGCATCGGCGCGGCCAACTGGCCGTGGGTACGACCGAGTGTGATCTCCCACGCCGAGATCGAGTTGGCGAACGCCTCCAACACCCCCATCAGGTTCGCCACCCGGTCCTCGACAACCAGCCGCGAACGCAGGACTCCCAATGCGAGAGCGGTGTCCACCACGTCGGAACTGGTCAGCCTGAAGTGCAGGCTGGACCGGACTCGATTCCAGACCGTGTCCGGCAGATCTCCGCCCGCGCCTTTCCGGGCTTTGGCCTGAACGTTCTTGTCCAACGCCACCAAGAACGCGGCCACGTCGTGGCCAGTTTCGCGCTCGTAGTAGTTGACCTGAGCAGGTGACGGCGGCTTCACGCTCTCCAGCGCCTCGGCCACCTCCGCCCCGCCGATCTCCCGGACGTAAGCGATCTCCACCTCCAGCCACCGCCGGTAGATCGTCGCCGGATTCCAGACGTCGTGAATCGCCCTGTCCTTATACCGCTCGATCACGCCGCTACCCTCTCTTTCTTCCACGGCTCGACATCGACCCCGCCTGGGATCTCGAACCACTCGGTCCACATCTGGCGCGCGATGTCCGCGCATTCCTCAGCCAGGTCCCGCATACCGGTCGGCAGCATGACGAGCAAAGCGTCATGAATCTGCAGCAACAGCCCCGCGTCGTCCGGGATGCCCCGGCTCATCAGCAAATCATCCGCCTCGACCATCCACCGCTTGGTGAACATCCCGATATTGCCTTGGACCTTGTTGTTGAACGCTTTGTGAAAGTCGTGATAGGCGATTTCCACGTCGGTGAAATAACGCCACTGGTCGCCCCGGACCAACACCCGATGGTCGTACTCGGCCGCGTTCATATAGGTGTCGATAGTCGGACGGAACTCAGGGTACAGCTCGTGCCAGGCCTCGACCAGCTCCTTGACCTTGCAGTTTCGCCGAGTGCACCCTCGTTTCCCTGTAACACAGACGTGGTCCGGAACCTCCAGATCCAGCCCGGACTGTTTGCGCAGGTCCGCTCGGAACGTCCGATGTCCCACCCCGAAGATCAGGCTGAAGTTCGAACGCTTGCCGATCACCGACCGCCCCTTGTACCACCCCGGGTCCTCTGGTCCGGTCACCAGACCTAGACCAATCGCGGTTTCGCCGTGCGGGTCCCGGTTTTGTTCGATGGTCTCCCACATCCGGACACACCGCGCGAATTGGGTGGCCACCCGAAGCTCGGCTTGCATCAAGTCCATGTGCCACAGCTCGAATCCGGGCGGGGCCTCGATCAGCGCACGCGGCGATGGAGCTTCCAGCAGGATCGCTGCCCCCGCCGCCAGCATCCGGTGGTCATGCGGAATCGCCATCATGTTCGTGCGTTCGCAGGAGGCTCGTCCAGTAGCGGTGCCCACCTGGCGGAACCGCGTCCGGAGCCGTCCGTCCGGCCCGAGAGCTTCAGCATAGCCCCGGTAATACCGCCCGTTCGCGTCCTTCAGTTGACGCAGTCGGTAGAACTTGCGAGCGTGCGGGACGTCCCGCTGATCCAGCTGCTCCAACACCTCAGCGTCCAGACTGGGGTTTCCCAGGGGGGCGGTTTTGGACGGGGCGGTCATCTTGACCGGTTTTAGCCCCAAACAATGGGTACCGTCCTCCAGCACGTCCTTAGTGAAATAGAACTGCACCGCCCCGGGGTTGGTGGTTCGGAACGGAATCTGCTTTTCCAGCTCGTCAGCCGCCGCGTCGATCTTGTCGGCCCATCGCAGCGACTCTGTCGCGTTGTACGGGACACCTCGCCGCTCCTGTCGGACGAAACAATCCAGCTCTCGGATGTGCTCGTGCATCCGTGCCATCCGAGCCTCGTGTCCCCGGAACCGCAGGTACTGATGCAAGGCCAACCGGATACCCTTCCGGACGTCCCCGAGCAAATAAGGCTTGATGACGTCCCAGTCCGCCAAGTCGTACCGCTTCGCCGGCACCCCGCGCTCTTTCAGGTGGTCGGTAAGCACCTTCTGTTCGTCCGGAGCCTCGCCGTACAGACGGTCGGCAGTTTCCTTAAGCCCCTTCTTGTGCTGCGGATCCAGCAGGTGATTCCCTAGGAAGGTGCACCACACCCCGTTCGGCATCAAGTCGACACCTGGCATCTCCGGATTGACTCCGTACCCAGCCATGACAATCTCGAACATCAGGTTGTGGGCGGCGATGTCGTTCTCTAGGAGCCACGCGGTGAGCGCGTTCCACTCGGTCGGACCTAGATTCGGATTAGGGGGCAGGACCTCCTCGGCCGTCAGCTTCCGTTTTGTGTTGCGGTACTTAGGATCACCCTTCTTGGCCCCGGTTTTGGGGCTGTCGTTCACATAGTACCCCGTGATCTCCCGGCCCTCTTCCCAGCCGAACCGGGCGGTCTCGATCTCGGGCTTACCGTACAGCCCCTGGTTGAACGGCCAAGCGAACGAGACCACCTCGCCCCGAAACCGGAAGGCCACTCCAGCCGACGCGATTCGTGCACCGTCGTCTGGGTACAGTCCGGACGTCTCCCAGTCCAGGAACACGGTGCCGGGAATGTCGGACGGGTCCGGCAACTGCGAGGGCAACAGGTCATCTCTTAGCGGGGACACACCAGCTCCCGTCCCGGGTCTTCATCAGAGAACCTTGCTGTTCGCCTTTTTTGCACTCGGACAGAATCTCCTGGCTGCCTCGGTGCAAGATGTCCGCCATCTCCTGGACTCGGGCGTACCCCCGAGCCGATAGTAGCCGCTCGATCTCGTCCAGCAGTTCCACTTGAGGTTTGTCCGGTTCGGTTCCGAGATCCTCCTTGGCCACGATATGCCAACGGCCGGTCTCTCGGACGAACTCCATCTTGTACTGACATTCCTCGACGTCGCGCGACTCCACCCGCAACAACCCTGCGGTAGACCCTCGTTCCCTAGTCAGGTACAGGATTGTGTCGGCCGCGCCAGTCACGCCCTTAGTACCCGAAACCATGTCGAGGAAGTCTTCGCTGGTTTTCTTACGGTCGTGGTGCGTGACCACCACGCCGATCCCGTAGCTGTCCGCGATCTCTTTTAGGATCGACACCGCTTGGTAATCGGCTTGGTACATTCCGGACGAGGCCTCGTCGGACCCACCCCGTACTTTAGCCAGCACGTCTACCAGTACCACCCGAGCCGTCGGATGCGTGTCCAGCCACTTCTCGATTTCGTCCTTGCCGCCCTTTTCGATCTGCTCCAGATCAAGCCAGACGTCTCCGGCCAGGTGAGCTGGGAAGTGCAAACCGCGCGTGACCTGCCGCATTCGTGACCAAACACGACGGTGCGGATCCTCCAAGGCCAGGTACAGGTTCGGGCTGGGGTCGATTGGTTGCCCCCAGTCGAACACGTCCTTGGGTCTACCGGACCCCAACGCGGCCATCAGGTTGATGTTCCACCACGATTTGCCGACCTTTGGAGCACCGACCAGCAGCGTTAGCCCCTCCGGAATCACGCCCGGTAGAACCCACCGCAGCGGCTCAGGCTGGGTCTCCATGATTGCCGCAACTGACCAGCGGGTACGCCGGACTGACCTCATCGGCAGCGGCTCTAGCTGGTTCAGCTCGTATCCGGCGTTCAGGTGATCGGTTACGTCCGACTTGACCTGCGGTGTAGCAGACTGAGTTAGCCGAATGGAGTTCACCGAGTTAATTAGCAGGCGGGCGACCGCTCGGCCGTACGTTTGTCCGGTTTTATCTCGGTCACAAACCACGACCACGTCCGCGCCTTCGAACAACTGTGCCCATTCTGGGTCCAGCGGCCGGTTACCCCCACCCGCGTTAGTGGTGCCTACCTCGCCCCGAGATTTCAGTGACTTGACGTCGCGCTCACCTTCCACCCAGTAGACGGTTCGGCCTTCGGCAATCGCTTCCAGCACGGCCGGAAGGTTGTAGGGTACCCAACGCATATTCTTGGGTAGATTCGCCCGTTTGCCGTTCTTGTCCGCGAGACGGAAGTCCTTCGGTTCGAACCGAATGTTGTAGTACAGAACCTTCCCGTCTTCGTCGGTGTAGGCGTATCGCTCGACCTCTTCGCCCACCGAGTCGTCTTTGGACGAACGCGAGGTGCGTTCCGGCCGAGTAGCCGGACTCTTCCCATGTCCATTCCTGCTCGGAGCACCCTTCAGCCGGAAGTCCCGAGCGGTCAGGTCCAGCGCCGCGACGATGTCGTCGAAACTGCAGCCGGCGAAGCAACGGGCGTAGATCTTCCCCTTCTCCTCGTCCTTGCGAAGCGACAGAGACGGCTTGTCGTCCGGGTGGGCCGGACACAACGCCTTGATGCGGTTGTGTCCGGCCGACACCAGCGCCTTGCCGGTTCTGGCTTGTACCACCTCGCACACGAAATCGAACTGGTCCGCCACGGCGATACCCCGTTCCGCTTAGTTGGGGTAGCTTAGTCGCCTACGAGATCGCTGTTTTCCTGGTTGGACGGGTCGAGGAAGTCCTGGATCTTGGTCCGCTCCCGCCCCTTGTTCTTGCCCTTGTTCTGGATCTCGATCGCGCAGTCCAGGATGGCGTAGGCCGGGTCCTCCTCGTCCTCCCCCGCCTCGATCAGCTCGTCGGTGTCGCTGTCCGCCTCGAACCCGAATGCTTCGAACAGCGCCATCCACTTCCAGTTGACTTTCTCGTCGTACGAGATGTACTCCCAGACCCAGGTTCCCTTGTGCTCTTTCGGGGCGACTACCTCGAACTTGAGGTCCTGACCCGCATAGCCCGAGTCCTTCGGGTCGGTCTCCTCGGCCTCGATCAGCTTCGCGAGGACGTAGCCCTCGATTGCCTTGCGGTTGCCACCGCGCTCGACTTCGCCGTTCTTGATGGCGTCGGCGTTTTGCTGGGGGATGCGTGGCATCAGCCCGCCCTCTCTTTCATCCACTGCCGATGGTTCAGCAGACCGTTGTACAACTGTTCCAGGTCTCGCGCGTTGTGGTGCTTATCGGCCCACGCGATGGCCTTTGCGTACCCCGACTCCATGCGCACGTCGAACTCAGAACGGGGGTTCGTCGGAGAACCCACTGGAGGACTGAGCTGCTTTAGCTTTTCGAGCACGCTCAGCCGCCGCCCGAGTTGCGGGGCCGCTTTTCGTGCCCTCCGTTTCGGCCTTGACCTCCGATCGAGCCTGAGACGCGGCTCTGTCCGCTGGGGTCTTGCGCCCTGACCTACGGGGAGCTGGCTTCTCCTCAGCCGTCGCAGGCTCGTCCGGTGGCTCCGAACGGACACGCCTGCCGGACGCTTTTAGGGGCTCAGCAACAGATTCGGCTTCCGGTGCATCGCTCTCCGGTTCCGAGGATGCAGTCTCCTCCGGTGCACTCGCGGGCGCACTGGCAGAGGTCCGGCCAGAGGAGGCAGAAGCCCTTCGACGGGCGGGGCGTTTTGGGGGGTCGTCCTCTTCCCCTGCCAGTGGAGGACCGTCCGGAGTACCGTCCTTGGTAGGGTAAGGTGCCTCCTCCTCGGGCGAGTCGATGTAGTCGTCGGCCAGCGACCGACGCGACGCGACCTCGCGATCCGGCAGTCGCCGCTGGGCTCGGTCGGTTTCCTCGCTGAGCACACCGGTCACGTATTTGTGGATCCGCTCAGCAGTGGGGTCGACCAGCTCCACGGGCAGCGTGTTCAGTCGGTCCTTGCCACGAGTGGTCTCGGTCGGCTGAGTCCGGCCGTAGTAGACACCGTTGCTGTTCACCTTCGTGTGCAGGACCACATCCATGTACCCGAGGAGGTCGGTTTGCAATGCGGGTGAGATGGCCGGACCGTACTCGACGGTCTTGGCCTTCTTGTCCTCGTCGCGACGTTCCAACGCGGTGATCAACAGGTGGCAGTGCAACGCCCGGTACTTGCGCAGCAGCAGCCGAACCTGGTTCGACATCTGGGCGAAGTCGTCCCGATCGGTGTCGAACCGATCCCGCAGGGTGATGTTGCCGGACCGACCATCGCGTCCCTTCTTGGCACGCTGCAGGATCTCAGCGGTTTTGCGAATATCCGCTTCGACCACGTCGTCCAGCAGCTTCTGGTAGATAGCCGTGATTGAATCCCAAACCACGGCACCCCACGACCCGGGGTCTTCCTCCAGGTCCGCCTGTAGGCGGTAGAACAGCCGTTCCAAGCCCTCGAACGTAAGTTGCTGCCCCTTGGGCGGGTACAGCGCGATGCGGCTAGTGTCCACCCCGTGGTGAACCAGCGCGGACTTCTTGGCTCCTGCCTCGGCGTTGATCAACAGAACCCGACCCGTGTCCGGCAGGATTCGGGTGACCAGCATAGTGTCCGTGGTCTTACCCGTGCCCTCCGGACCCCACCACAGGATGCGGTAGTGCTCGTCGGAATCGTCCATCTCGTCGAACAGAACCTCGCCAGGGTTGTTCGCGTAAGCCGGCTTGGTCCAGTCCTCGAACCCGCCGTCCGGTTTTCCTCCGTCCTTGTCCGCTCCGTACGTGGCGTTGTCCGCCTCCCGCTCGGCCGCACGCTCCTCTGCGGTTTTGCGGCCCCCACGTCGGGCGGGCTTAGCCGGCTCGTCTCCGTTTGTCTGGGGGACGTCCGTAGGTGGGTCTGGGTCCGGCTTCGCAGCCGTAGTCGCGCCTTTTCGTGGCATCAGCCACCCCTCTCTGTGTACAGGATCTTGATCTTACCACCGTGGCAAGGCTACTGGCCGTGAGTCGCGCCTTGCTCCAGCCCAAACGACTTCAGGATAGCCCGCTCCTTGCGCGGGTCGGTGTTCCGGCGTAGCCGAAGGTGCGGCTCCTTGAAATCGCATTTCCAGCCACACGAACGCGGGTCCGGGTTACTGTAAGAGCGTCGCCGGTTGCGGGGGGATAGCATCGCGTAAATCGTGTCGACCGCGTCCAGCTCGATTGCCCGCAACTCGGCAGGAGTTCGGATCGACGGTGTACGACTGAAACGCTCTTCCAAAGTCATCGGACGTTTAAGCCGTTTGGTCTTGGCCTGGTTGACCAGTTGCCCTCGAATGTTCTCGCCCAACCGTCGCCACGCCACGGTGTACAAACCGAACTGGTCCGACAGATCGATGTCCATCTTGCTTAGCGGCTGGGACGTGGACTTGTGATCAACCACGACTAGCCCTCGGTAGGTCCGGCTACGGGCAAACAGATCAGTAGTCCAGGAGTACAGGATCGGACGCCGAACTCCGTCGACCTCGATCACCAACGGACGGTCGTCCTCGTCGTGGAACGGCACCCGTAGAGTTTCCTCGATCGACAGGATTTCCAGGTCAGAGTCCCGGCCGTACAGTTCGACGTAACCCTCATACATCCACCAAAGGGTTTCGCGAAGATCCTCGTTCGCCCCTTCGATGACGCCCGCAACCAGGTCCTCGATGTCGTCCTCGTCCGGAGGAGCGCCCTGGGCAGCTGCGTCACGAAGACACCGGTAACGAACCTGCATGACACGATGCCAAACCTGCCCGAGGTCACGAGCGCCTCCCGATTCGCGGGCCGGACTCCACCACCCCTCGACCCACGCCAGCCTGTGTTTAAGAGGGCAGTGCCGAAAGTCCGCGATCTCAGAGTGTCGGATCACGATCGGGTCGACTTCGGGCGGGACTCGCAGATCTACCCCCAGCTTGGCTGCTGCTTCGCTGCGGCGTCCCGTACCGGGGACGCGATGTGGTTTGCGCGGCATCAGCGGCCGGACCCAACTCGGGGGACCCGACCCGACCCTTTGCACTGCCCGCATTCGCGTCGCAAGAACCCCGGCCCCCACGCGCCTTTGCCGTCACATCGGGGACACTGCTTCTCCGGGAAAAGCGCGATCGACAGTCGCCACCCCGCACCCAGGATCACGATCACCAGCAAGAGGATCAGTCCGCCGTTCAACGAGAACAAGTCCACGAACCCAACCAGGAAGTCGCCTATCGCTTCAGCCATGTCCCTCTCCTAAACCCCGTCACGGTACTTGGCGGGCAGTTTATTTAGCCAGTTCCGCCGTTTCATTTCCTCGAACGCCTTGGAGTCGCCAGACACAACCCGGCCCTTGAGGGCGGAAGCTAGTTTGGCGTCATGCCCGGGCAAGAACCGGCCACCTCGGGTGGGTTCACCGCAGCACTCGCAGCTACCGGTCTTTGGCTTCGGCTTTGGGCGGGGGTTCCGGGCTTTGGCCTTCTTGGCCTGCTCCAGCTGGAACATCTGCTCGGTGAGCTGATCGACCCGCGCGTCCTGCGTCGGGTCGATCTGGGCTAGCTGGTCCTCGACCTGAAGTCGACGAGCGCGCCGGACGATCGCGGAGTGGGACTTGACCGCCTGCAGCATTTGCCACAACCGGCTGTGTTTGCGTCGCATCTCTAGCTTGCCCGCACACACGTACGGGTCCAGGCACAGCCAGGTCGCCGGGTCCACCTCGTCCGGCTGGTCGTTCTTGCACTCGGTGCAGTGTAGCCCCGGGTGGCCGGACTCAGGACACTGGCAAAGCAACAGTCGTCGTTTCCCGTTGGCCTGGTTCAACCAAATAGCCCCCGGACACGACCCGTGGTGCCCAGTCGCGCAGATCTGGCATCTCCAGTCCGCGAACGGGTCCTTGGTTTTCCGGCCCTTGGCCGTGCGTACAGCAGTCGCGGTCATGCAGCCGTCCCTCTCTCGGATGTCCCACGTCCTGAGACGATCTTACCACGGTGGTACGGTCCAGCGCCAGCCCGGGGCGGAAGGGATGGGAGCACCCATTAGACTGCCTGTCTCCGTGCTAGGGTGGGGGCAGGAAGTACTAAGAGGACGCCATGGAGAGGACCACCCATGAGATTGTCAACCGACATACCCACCTGCCGCTGGTGCCCAGCCCCCGCTGTGCACTGGAGGAGAGAGGGAAACCCTCCATGGGGAGTGGTGGGAGAGAACTGGGAGCCGCTCGGAGAAAAGCAGGCGTATGCCTTGTGGGAGGAAACCGAACGTCCTGATGACGTTTACGGGACCTGTGACCTTCACTTCCATTCCAAGGAAGGGGAGGACGGACAGCTGACCCTAACCACCCTCGGACAGCACCTTCAAAACAGGAAAAGACAAGGGGGAACCGCTAATCTCACCCGGGGGGACATGCTTAGTCTCCGGAAAAGTCGCCTACGCGGAGAGATCCTTCGTAGACTGGGGGGAGAGTGCGAGGTGTGCGGGTTCTCCACCCCGGACCTGCTCCGTATTTGCTGGGCGGCGGGAGCACACCGCCCCGTCCGGGAGGGGACTGCTGGTTGGTACCGGTGGTTGCTTGAAGAACCCGCCCGGCTGGGGAGTTGCAAGCTGCTGTGCTGCTCTTGCACCCTGCCAAAACCGGAACCCACCAGCGCACGAGCGCAAGTCATCTCACACTACGGAGCTGCTTGTCCGTGCGGAGAAGCTGAATTGGTGTGGATAGTACCAGCTGTGGGGGTTTCGGTCCCCAAATACCCGAACGGCAAGAAATACGGTAGCCACGACAAGATTCGATGGCTCATCCGAAACGGGTTTCCCGAGGGATGGCTAGTGCGTTGTCCGGCCCACGCAGGGGATGGGTCCTACCCATTAGTACTTCCTACCCCTACCCCCGACGCCGGAGAGGCAGTCTAAGAGG